CGCAGCAAAATGATAATCTTGTTGTGTATTAGGACTAAAATCTGTGTTAACGGATTTGTCTAACAAAAGAGTTATTAATTCTAATTCTTTTGTTTTCTTTTCTGCTACTTTTAGTAGGTCTTTTTCAAGTTCTGTTGTGCTCATTTTAAATAAGTTTTTAGATTTATTAATAAAAAAGAGGACTACAATAAGTCCTCTGGAATTTCAGGTGATTTTTGATGTATCCAACCTTCTGAACCATCATATTCTTCTCTTGATAACCAAGTACCATCATGTAACCAAACAGTACCGAATAGTTCTTGACCACCATAACCGCAATCATAAACTACATTAAGCTTATCTAAAAATTCATCAATTGCATTAGAAGACTGATAGTTATATCTTCTTTCTTTAAATTTATTGACTTTTAGATTTGCAACAACAGGATTTGGATCTTCATACTGTCCAAATGTTTGTAAAGCTCTTACATTATTTGCTTTAATTGTTATTGTAGCACATTTAATTAAAAAGTCAGGTCTTAAACCTGATGTCTCTCCTAATATTCTTAGCAATTCATCTTTAGCATTGCATTCATTATTCATTTCATATACTTCAGTTGATTTGTACATAATATTTTAAGTTTTTAGTTATATTATTTAAAGAATTTAAAAAAATCATTAGTAAAGACATTAGGAGATTTACTGCATAACCCTATTTCCTCCATATTTTATCTACACAAGCTATCTACTTTGCCTAGCAAGCCGTTTTACTCTTATTTTACGTGTAGCTTTATTTCTTTCTAATGATGTTAAAAAATCAAGAGCTTAACGTACTCTTGATGGTCTACCCACTTTTGCATAAGCTTTGGACAACGTTCAGTTTAAGGACACTGACAAACGTGGTTAATAAAATAAAGCCTTTACGTAGCTTTGTTGTACTCAATTACTAAGACGGTCATGAGGTTTACACGAACAGTTTTCAATATACTGATAAAGTTAAAAATTTGACCTGCACTTTTATAGTACAGGTGGAGATGATCAATCTCTCTTACCTTGAGCCTGTTAGACGTATGCATATAAATATGCTCGGAGTACTCTCCTTCTCTAACATCAGCTAATGAACAGTTTTAACTCTTGTTCAGGAAGCTTCTTTAACCTTCATAGTTATAATTGGATTCATCAAGTATATCTTCAGGTTCATCACCAAATATGAAAGCTTCATCATCCATCTCTTCAATGATGGGATTACCAAATTCATCATATGGCTCTGCATCAAGTCCTTCTTCACGCAGTTTTGCTAAATGATTTGCATATTGCTCGTCAACTAAAGCATCATCCATCCATTTGCATGCTAATGCTTCATTTTCTTCTTCTGATGAAATAAACTCTTGTATTGCATCACGTCTTTGTAGACATTTCTTTAGGAATATTATTAACTGTATCATTGTAATTTAGTTTTAAGGGTAAACAAAAAAGAGGACTAATTAAAGCCCTCTTGTATTAGTAATCAAATTCTTCTTCAGGAATGTTAGCAGAAGGTGTTATAGGAGTGTCATTATTTTTAGTTAACACTGACAATACTTCTTTAAAAGTATAAGTATTTACTAATTTAAATCCTACACCACAATTTGAATATTCTTTGTCTGGATATCCTGCAATGTACATTACAGTTCTATGTATACCTCGTACTTCACAAGGTATTTCTGAATATCCTACATGAATGTCATACAGTAAATTATTGTCTGAAGTTCTACATTCATCTACAAGTTTACCGTCTTCAAATAATTGTATTTTGCTGTTTGCAACTACGGCTTTTAATTTACCGCATTTAAATCCTGGGTATCTAAATAGTGATCTCATCTTAAATGGTTTTTAAATGGTTTTTAGCTATGATTATTTAATGTAATTGTATTTCTGTTGTGCTGTAAACAGGTTGAATAGTGGTGAGTGTAATAGGCAAAGGCAAATAAACCTACTGCAAACACTGACTAATTAACTTGTTGACATGTATTCCCTCTCCTTTCTGAGGTGCATACTGCGACAATAGTATAAATGCACCGTTAGGTGCACTTATACAATTACATTAATTTAAAAGTTAAACAAATTTCTATTTACTCTGTAGTATTTACTGTCAATCACGTAATACATAATATAATTACCCTCATCATCTGAAGGAGTTTGTCCCTCAAACCAATGGTGTTTACAATTATTAACAATTTCAAACAGTTCTGTTGCTGTTACTACTTCAGCATTATTTATTTTATCAGTATGCATTTTCAATTAATTTAAAAGTTAAACAATAAAATAAAGGTAAGCACACGCTAGTGTGCCTACCTTATAGCAATTAACCTTATGTAAGGTCACCAATAGTGCTTGGAGCAACTTCAGGAGTTACAGGAACTGTATCCATTTCTAAGAACGTATGGTTAGGTGTACCAACCATTGGTGTCTTAGTAGAATAAACAGGTAAGCCTTTATGCAAAACTACCTCACCTCCTTTACCTTTGGTTTTCCAACTTTTGTTCTTCTTCTGAATTTCAGAAGGAACAACAGTTTCAGTAACCTCAAGGTTAACAGGTTCTCCATTAACGTGCACATCTGCAACGAACAGCTCCTTACGTGGTTTAGCACTTTTACCGTCCCATTGAGCAACGTAGTGCTCATCAGTTGGTTGCAAGCACTTAATGCCAAATAATTTATCTGCCATTGCGCGTTCACAGTTCATCCAACCACGTTGCTGTTTAGGTTTATTATCAAACCTATCATCACCCTCATTCATAAGTTGAAGTAACTTGTTACCACCGCCACTTGCTTTAGCAAATGGATTGTCAATAATCTGTGCAAATTCAATTTGCACCTTCGTAGAAGATTGAATACCTACTACGGCTAAAATGTCGCATGATTGTCTCATAACAGTAAAATGTTGCGTGCAAATTTGAATGAACAGGAAAATGTGATTCATCAAACTTGCACAGGTTTTAATTTATATTGATTGTGTAAATTTCCTACGGGGGTGTCCCGCCAAAACTTAAAAGGGGTGGGACTTGATTAGAGGGCGTATCACCACACATTTTCAAACTTAATTTTTAAAAATAAAAAAAAATAAAAAATTGTATATTAAGGGTATGGATGGTAAGGATCTAATTCACATGTTGCAAGGGTGGGGGAATCTTATAATACCCTCTTCAGCTAGAAAGGAAGAGAGTAAACGGAAATTAAAAATTTGTGATACTTGTCCTGCTAGAAATGGATATATGTGCGGAGATTGCGGCTGTGTGCTTGTGGCTAAAGCAAGCTCAGATAGCAATTGTCCTAGGAATAAATGGTAGTAATTACTTTTTTTTCATATGAAAAATGCGTATCTTTATGGTACATTGATTGTGTGTAAAATTCATAATTTGTTTTATGTTGATTTTGGTTAACCCAGCCCTAAAAAGCTGGGTTTTTTAATTTTCAGTTGTTTCTTGGTTTAAATTTTAGTAATATTGTAACAGTTGCGTAAAGCCTTAAAACAGCTCAGCAACCAAACTTCAGCAACTACGGCTGTTGGATCAGGCAACTATCATTTTAATGATACTTGAACAACAAAAACCATGTTAGGGTAAAAGGATGGTATCTCTGGTTAGCTAAAATGCAAGCAGAGTTTTGGTGAGAATAAAAAAACCTAGGGAGAGATAGGGTTTTTACAGTTACATGTATCTGTAACGTATCTAAAAATATTTAAATAAGTTATTAAGTAAGTAAGAATAAGTGTTCATTTCTACGGATACTGTGGAAAGGCGGTAATCTCTATACTGTCTTTCCTTTATTTTTGTTAAATAATTTAAGTGTGTATTTGCATATATGATATATAGTGTATATAATTGCATATATAGGGAGAAGTAATTTGAAGAATATTCTCTTTTTAAAAGATTATAGAGATGACAAAGAAAACAGTAACAATGCCTGCAGTAGCACCAAGGAAGTTTTATAGACAATACATTGAAATCTTGCAACCTATGTTAAAGTTAAGGAAGAGAGAAGCAGATGTGTTTGCAGAACTTCTTTATCATAATTATTTAAAAAGAGATATTAAGGATGCTGAAGATAGGTTTAAATTAGTGTTTGATATCTCTACTAGGAATAAAATAAGTGAAAAGCTTAACATTTCTAATGCAGTTATACAGCAAGCTCTTGGAGGTTTGAGAAAAAAGAACGTTATTAAGGGTATAACGATAAGAGAAACTTTTGCAGTAGAACCAGAGAACGGTGTATTTAATTTGAATTTTAAATTTGTAGTTAAAAGTAATCTCGTGATTAAGAAAGCTAAAGCAATTTAAATGGTATCTAGAGTAATTAGTGTCTACAATGGTGACTTAGATAAGTTAATGAAAGACCTAATTGTTTATGAGATAGTAATTAAAGGATGGAAAGAAAAGAACCCTGATTACAGTATTGATTTAATTATAGATGTTGATGAAGGTGAGTTTTATACGTTATCAGTGAAATGCAAAAAAGTGTAGATAGAATAATAAAAGAAGCAGCAGAAAAGTACAATTTACCAGAAGAAGTAATTATCGCTATTTTTGAATCTCCTTATAAATGTGCAAGAACTAAAATATCAAAAGTTGAAAAAGAAAAATTAGATAGTTTTGTTAATATAAGGTTCAAAAAATTAGGGTTACTTTATGCTGATCACGCAAAAATAAAAGCTATAGAAAATGCAAGAACTAATAGAAGTAGTAAGAGTGACCAAATCAGCCGAGACAGGAATAGTAGACAAAACTCGTAAAATAATAGAATGGAGAGACGTAGTTGCAATAGAAGAGGCTGGTATAGAGACAATAAATGACACAGAAGAAGAAAACTTAACACTAATAAATTTATCATACATGGATATTTTAGTTACAGAAGATTATTCTGTGTTAGTTAAAAAGTGGAAAAAGTATAAAACCTACATTAAGAATGAGGAGAGTAATCTAAACTTTGGTAAGCTAAACTAGAAATAATGAAAGAAATAAGCAAAAAAGAATACAGTCTTTTAGACTTAAAAGAGAAGTTAAACTACTACTCAGTTACATCAAGGAAATGTGTTACAGAAGGATGTACAGAAGAAAATATAAAAACTGAAGATAATAGTGAAGAGCCACCTTTTGCTTTTATATATGCTATGGAGATGACAAAGAATGGGCCCATTTCAAAGAATTTGCCTATTAAACATGTATGCACAACTTGTATGGTAAAGAAGCAAGTTGTAGATCAGAAGTTTTTTAAGAAGAAAGAAGAAAAGAAGTTTAGTTTTAGTACAACTAAAATGAAAGGGAATAGAGGTAGTAATTATTACAAAGACTTTTCAAAGCAATCCTGGAAAGCAGACCCTGAAGCAGGTAAAGGTGCAACAGTAATGAGTGAAAAAGATATTAATAGACTAAATAATTTATAGAAGATGGAAGTAAAGATAACACCAACTAGAAACAACATTATAGTGGAGAACCCTATAAAACCAAAACCAAAATCAAGTATTGCATTAACTCCTGAAATGGAAGCAGAGCAAGAAATGGCATGGAATCAAGAGCAACTAAAAAATGCAGAGAAAGCTAAAGTACTGTCTGCAGGTAATAGTTGTGTAGAAGTTAAAACAGGTGACACTGTAAAAATAAAGACAGGACGCTTCTTAAGTGCAGAACCACTAGAGAATGGAAAATATTTAATGTTTACTGAAGGAGATGTAATGGCAATTTACAAGTAAATGAGTACACTATTAGGAACACTTGATACAGAGCTTAATTTTTGGGAAGCTAATCCCAACTTTAAATCTATAAAACTGTTTAGGCAGTTCATGTTAAAAGATAAATCTAAAAAGAAAGACTATAGCTCGCGAGTAATGTGGGCTATTGCTCTTTGTTATGATAAGAACATAGAGAATACTTGGAAAAACATGGCTATAGAAGAGAAAAAAGCTCTTTTAGCTACTGATATAATTGATAAAGAAGACTTTAATTGGGATGACATAGCACATTTAGAGTTTTGTTACCAAGATAGAGTGATGAGTTTACCTGAAAAGGATCTTTTATTGTTTGAGGAGAAGCTTCATAAGCGTCAGAAGTTTATGGACAACACAGAATACAGTTGGGATAGCTTAGATGAGCAGGGTAAAAAGATTTTAGGTACAGCTAAACAGCTTGATGACATGATGGCTAACACTAAAAAGCTGTATGATCAGTTAAAACAACTACAATCTGAGTTTATACAGTTAGAAGAAGAAGGTCATGTTAGAGGAGGACGTACAGAAAGTGCTTCTGAACAAGGATTAATTTAGAATGGGATTTATAAAGATAAATAACAGAAATAATTTTTTAATAGGAGAGTTACCAGAACTACACCCTAAGTCTAAAAACTACACTTTGTTTTGGAGAGAGGAGAAGAGAAGGTGTATAGAAGGCTTTTGGGGTGTAGATTCAAGTGACGTTTCGTTAAATTTGAAAAATAAAGATGTAGAGAGACATGAGAGTAGAGGTAACTGGAGATGGATGCCGCCTAATCTTTATTTCTATGTAAATTATGGTATTATCTTACATAACCCACCTGATGCTCCTAAGACTGCACCTAAAAAGAAAATGAGACCACTTTTAAGAGATTTTGAGTGGGAATTCTTTTACAATTACATGGAATGTAGAGGATTTTCAGGCTTTCAAAGAGATGATGAGCGTTGTTGTTTAAGAGATCTTAAATTATACTACGACAAAAAACTAGATAAAGAAGATTTAAGTAGTATTGCATACAAAGAAAACGGAGAACTTAAGGAGTATGCACCTGCTAGAGAGTATTTACGCCAACTATGGCATGAACCTATGGGATTACCTGATTATTCTAACACTGCACTTAATCTTTTTTTACTAGGAGCTAGGGGTGGTGGTAAATCATACCTTAATGCTGTAGGAGTTATAGAACATGAAGTAGTATTTGACGGAGCAAGGTACTATACAGAGGAATCTATTAAAAACCCATCTACAGTTGAAGTGTTTGTAGGAGCAGCAATGGCATCTAAGTCAGGTGACATTCTTAAAAAGACTAAAACTGCTATGGTTAACATGCCTGGTAGTTGGGGAAAAGGGTCTAGTTATGTTCCCGCACCTTTTTACAAAGAAATGGCAGGAACTCTTAAATCAAACAACATAGAAAATCCTTGGAGACATGAATATGAAAAAAAGGTAGGAGGTAAAAAGTACATTGCAGGTAGTGGGTCTAATGTTAAACATGGAGTTTATACAGTAGAAAACGCTGAAGCGGCAGCAGGTACTAGACCAGGTGTAATGGTGATAGAGGAAGTTGGACTATTAGCAAATGTACTTACAGTACATGCTTCAAATGAAGCTTGTCAGATGAAAGATGGTACAGTTAAGTTTGGAACATCTATATACATTGGTACTGGAGGTAATGTAGAAAAAATACAAGAAGCAGAAATAATATTTAGAGATCCAAAAGCTTACAACTTTTTAGAATTTGAAGATGAGTGGGAAGATACAGGTAAGATAGGATGGTTTGTACCTGCTTATTACATGGATGGAAACTTCAAAGATGAAAATGGTAATACCCTTACAGAGAAAGCAATAGCAAATTACAAAGAACGTAGAGAAGAAAAAAGAAGAGCAAATTCAGCTGCAGCTATTGATGGAGAACTAATGAATTATCCACTTAAGCCATCTGAAATGTTTTTAAATGCTAAAGGAAACATCTTTCCAATAGCAGATCTTAAAGTAGTTCAAGCAAACATTAAGACTAAAAAACATGAATACCGTAATAAGCACTGGTTTGGTGAAATTATATTAGACGGTAAAGGTAAGGTAAAGTGGAAAAACACAGACGCTATTAATCTTGTAAAAGAATGGCCAATTAAAGACAACAAAAATAAACCTGGGGTTATTGAAATAGCTGAAATGCCTAAAAAACAATCTGATGGTACTGTATTTCCAAACAGGTATTTAGCAGGAACAGATACATATGATGATGATGCGTCTTCTACTAAATCATTAGGTTCTATATTTGTACTAGACAGTTGGACAGATAGGATAGTAGCAGAATACACAGGACGTAGAAGTGCAGAAGAGTTTTATGAAATAACAAGAAGACTTTGTTTGTTTTACAAAGCTCTCAACAACTATGAGCAGAATAAAAAGGGACTTTATATACATTACAAACATAAAAACTCTCTTCATTTGTTAGCAGAAACTCCAGAAATACTTAGAGATCAAGCTAATGCAACTATATCAAAAGTAGGTAACCGTAAATACGGTACAACTGCAACAGCTCAAGTAAATGCTTACGCGCTTAGGCTTGTACTTAAGTATTTAATTACACCTGCATATGGAGAAGACAATGAAGAAGTGCAGAATATGCACAAGTTGAGGTTCTTAGGAGCACTAGATGAATTAATAGCACACAATGAAAACGGAAACTTTGACCGTGTATCAGCGTTAGGTATGTTAGCTATACTTAAAGAAGACAAGTTTTCTATACTAAAACGTAAAGATGAACAAAAGAACAGAGAAATAGGATTAGAGAATGATGAGTTTTTTACATCAAGAATGACACGTCCTATATATTAGCTATAAATATTTTGTATTTATTTTTAAAACATCTTGTTATTATTATTATAAATTTTAATTTTCGTAAATTATGGCAACTCCTGAAAAAGTTATACATTTCCCCGCACAGAAAAAATCTTTAAGTAAAAAGAATAAAGAGTGGAGAAAACAAAACATTAATGCTGCAGAAGACTATGCGTTTCATAGAGATGAAGGACTTAGAAAAAGCACAAAAAATAAAAAGATAAACTATGATTTGTATAGTGATATCTTAGATCAGGAAGATGTTGAAAAAACATGCAACCCATTTAAACTTAAAAATCTAACAGCACCTGCTTCAATGCAGAACTATCCTATAGCTAATCCTAAAATTGATTTACTTGTAGGGGAAGTTTTAAAGCGTAAATTAGATATAAGAGTAAGAGTAGGTAATGCAGACGCTATATCTCAAAAAGAAAAAGAGCTAAAATCATCATTAGTTAAGCTTATGATGGAAAGCATTGATAATGAAAACCTTACAGAAGAAGAAATGCAAAAAAAGCTTGCTGACTTTGAAAGGTTTAAAACATATGAGTTTCAAGACCATAGAGAAGAGATGGCTACTCATATATTAACACATCTTCAACAAAAACTAAAAATTGAACAAACATTTGCTAAAGGATTTAAAGATGCTTTAATTGCAGGTGAAGAAATATACCAAGTAGACGTAATTGGAAATGAACCAATACTACAAAGACTTAATTGTAAACATGTTAATATAATTAGATCAGGAGAATCTTCACATATAGAAGACTCTGATGTAATAACTATAAGAAGCTGGTATTCTCCAGGAAGAATTATAGATGAATATCACGAAGAGTTAACACCTGCAGAAATTGACATGTTAGAAGAAGGTTCTTTTTCAGGCGCTTCTGCATCTAACGGTATTGGAGAACGTAAGCCTATTAATTTAGATCCAGAAACATTTGATCCTGATTGGTGGAGTGACAATGACTTTGGTAGTGTTTTTGACGAAGATGGTAATATTAGAGTATTAAAAGTATATTGGAAATCTAGAAGAAAAATGCTTAAAGTTACTAAAATCAATGAATTTGGTAACGAGGTGGTTTCTCTAGAAGATGAAAACTACAAAATAAACAAAGACTTAGGTGAAAAATCTAAAGTTCTTTGGATAAATGAATGGTGGGAAGGACATAAAATTGGAGGATCATCCGTACAAGGTGATGATAGAGCAATCTATTTGAGAATGCAGCCTAGAAAAATCCAATTTAGAAACATGGAAAATCCTTCTAAATGCCATCCTGGAATTATAGGTACAATATACCAAACAAATGATAATACTTCAGTTTCATTAATGGATAGAATGAAACCTTACCAATACATGTATAATGTACTTATGTACAATACAGAGTTAGCTATTGCTAAAAACTATGGTAAGATAATGTCATTAGATTTAGCTAGAGTTCCTGAAAATTGGAAGATTGATCAGTGGTTATCTTTTGCACAAGGTATGAATCTAGCTGTTTATGATTCTTTTAAAGAAGGTAACAAAGGTGCAGCAACAGGTAAGCTAGCAGGAGGACAACAACTTCCTACACCTGTTATAGATCTTGAGATGGGTAATACCATACAGCTATATATTAGCATGTTAGGATACATCAAACAAGAGTTAGGTGAAATATCAGGAGTATCTCCAGGAAGACAAGGGCAAATATCAGCAAGAGAAGCAGTAGGTAATGTAGAAAGAGAAGTAATTCAGTCTTCTCATATTACTGAGTATTGGTTTGCAGAGCATGAAGCTACACAAATTAGAGTATTAGAAGCTTTATTAGAAACAGCTAAGTTTGCTTGGAGAAATAAAGAGAATATAAAAGTACAATATGTACTAGATGAAGGAAGTACAAAGTTATTTGAAATAGACGGTGAAATTTTTAATGAAGCTGACTATGACATACATGTAACTACAGGGTCTATGAATGACAATTTAAGAGAAAGCCTTAAGCAACTTGCACATGCAGGATTACAAAATGGTATGATTAACTTCTCTCAACTGTTAGACATTATGACTACTAATTCAGTTAGTGCTATTAAGCGTAAGATTGAAAGATCTGAAGAAGACGCTAAAGCTCAAGCACAAAAACAACAAGAGCAAGAACAGCAAATGGCACAACAACAACTTCAACAGCAAGCTGCTATTGAAGAACAAAAAGCACAAGCTGAAGTTGATAAACAACTTAGAGAATTAGAAGACAACCAGCGTGATAGAGAAAACGCTATATTGTTAAAACAACTAGACATAAACGCTAAAAATTCTGCAGAAACTAGTAAGGAAGGACTAGAAAAGATTAAAATAGAAGCAGAAAAAATGCAAAAAGATTTCCAAATTAAGCAAAGTTCCTTAACTGAAATAGAGAGATCAAACAGAGCTAAGGAAGAAATTGAGCTTAAAAAAGTTGAAGTAGCTAAAAAGAATAAGACAACTTCAACAAAATAGCTATAACTAAGAGTGAAATATTTCGTATATCACTCTAGAAAATTTGGAATTCTAATTAAGAATGTTTTTAATTTGTAATTATAATAAATTTTATTATGGAAGGAGAGGATTTATTTGAAGGACTGGATGCTAATTTTTTAGAAGAAGGCGCCAGTGAAGGAACACTAGACATACCAGGCTTTGACGCAACAACGGGAGAAGTTTATGGTACAGAAACAGAAGAAAAAGAACCAGGAGATGAACCTGATTTACAAAAAGAATTAAATTTTGTACAAACAAGCGAGGAAACAGAAGAAAGTGTACAAAACAATGATGAAGATATTGATGAAGATGCCCCAGACTCAGAAGAGTCTAACTCTTCTCCACTTACTTCCTTAACTTCTGCTCTTCGCGAGGATGGGGTTCTTTCATCTCTTTCTGATGATGAATTAAAAGAGATTAAGTCTGGTTCAGATTTAATTAACGTTATCAGAAAACAGGTAGAAAAAAATGAATATTCTGATTTGAATGAAGACCAAAAAGAATATTTAAAAGCTTTAAGAAATGGAGTCCCTGAAGACTCTTATAGAGAAGCAAAAAATTCTTCAAAACAACTAGCTGATATCAGCGCCTTTGATTTAGAAGGAGAAGATAAGCTAGATTTTAGAAGAAAAGTACTTACTCAAGATTTTTTAGTTAAAGGTTTTGAGCAGTCAGAAGCTGAAAAGTACGCAGAACGTTCTATAGATCTTGGTGAAGATGTTGAAGACTCTAAAAAAGCTTTAGCCAGACTTCAGAAAGTAGAGAAAGAAAGAATTGCAAAACTTTCTGAAGAGGCAGAGACTAGAAATAAAGAGGCGCAGGAAAACTATCAAAAAAGACTAAATACTTTGAAAACTAAAGTATTAAGCACTAAAGAAGTTATTCCTAATTTAAAAGTCAACGAAGACACACAAAACAAGGTCTATGACTTAATGACAAAAACTGCAGGTTATGATAGAAACAATAATCCTATAAGTGCAGTAGTTAAAAGTATGATTGAAGATCAAGACTACTTAGTTAAACTTAACTACTTACATCACTTAACAGATGGATTTAAAAGTTGGGATTCACTAACTGGACCTGTTTCAAATTCTGCAGTTAATAAACTAGATAGAGCTTTAGCAGCCCAAGACGCTAAAATTAAACAAGGCGTTTCAGGAAAACAAAAAAAGAATGCTAGTGGGTTACTTGGAGCTTTAGATAATATTATATAAAAGAAAACTTATTAAATAGATAGATATGTCACAATTATCATTTTTACAGATGACGGATGCTTCCGCTTGGAAGGGTCTTACGACAGAAAACCACTTGGGGGCTATATGGAAACAAGACCCTCATAAAGTTTCTGATTTGATTACTAAAATTCAGGCAGCAAACTTTGGAAATAACATTGACACTATGTTGTCTCAATTTCCAACATTAGAGTTTGATGATGAAAGAGACTATACTTGGGAGCTAAGCTCACCAGCTATAGAAAACATTGGGCTAGTAGAAGCTAGACATGATGGTTCAACAGCAGATGCTACTGATGAAGTAGGTAAAAACTTTTCAGAGTTTGAACTAGTGTTCCCTAAAAATTACTTTGATGATACTCAAGTTATTGTAGGTGAAAGAAACGAGCTTTATCCAATTTTAATTGTTGGAGAGCCAGTTGCTGAAGGAACTAACTTTGTTTACACTTGTAGATTAAACACAGGAGACGCTGACTTGTTTATTCCTTTTGAGGAATTAGCTGCAGGAAAGAAATTCTCTGGTGAGTACTCTCCAGTAGAAAGCAAATTCTCTGAGAAAGGTCACCAACCACGTTACAGAGGGAACATCACTATGAGAAATGCGTTCACGCACTTACGTATGATGAAAAGAACTCCTGGTAACATGATCCTTAGAAAAATGGGAACTAAGTTAATGGACCCACGTTCTAAGAAGACTTTCACTGTATGGCAAGATTATGAATCTTATGTTTTTGACAGAGAGTTTAGAGATGACATCAACAGAATGTTAATGTACGGTACAGCTAACAGAACTGAAGAAGGTGGTTACGAAGTAGCTGGTAAATCAGGATACAAGATTGTACAAGGTGCAGGTATCAGACAACAAATGGAAGCTGCTAACACTGAGTTCTACAATGAATTTTCTATTGAAGATTTAACTGAAAGACTTCTTGATTTATCAGAAGGTAAGATTTCAGGAGATCAAAGAAAATTTGTCTTGAGAACAGGTGAAAGAGGTGCTTACTTATTCCACAAAGCTTTAGAAAAATTCTCTCAACTTTACACACCTGCTAGAGACCAGTCTAGAATTGGAAAAGGAAAATCTCCATCAGGAGTTTCAGTTGGTAAGCCAATGGGATACGGTGGACAATTTGTTGAGTACATTGGACCAAACGGAATTGAGGTAACTCTTTCTATTGACTCTATGTATGGAGACAGAGACCGTAACAAAATTAATCACCCAGATGGTGGTGTTGCTGAGTCTTACAGATTTGACATTATGGACGTTGGTACAAGTGATGGTCAACCTAACATTCAGAAGGTTGCTGTTAAAGGTATGCCAACAATCCACAAGTATGTTGCAGGATTGAGAAATCCATTTGATCCAGCAGGAGCTGTAACAGCAGTAGGAAACGCAGTAGATGCTTGGGAAGAGCATAAGATGTTTATTGGAGGTGTTCTTGTAAGAGACCCATCTAAGACAGCGTCTTTCATTCCAAACATTTTAGCATAAAATAATAGGGGCTATGTAACATAGTTGCATAGTCCTTTTTTTACTATATTTAATAAATAACCATAAAAGGAGAAGAATGGGAGTTAGTAAAGGGTTTAACCTAAGAGAAGACATGAAAGGCCAAACTATAAAAATTTTGCCTATCAAGAGGAGTAGTTGGATTACAGATCCAGAGCATGAAGCAGCGTTTTTAGTAGGACCTGCAACAAGAAATTATTCAGCACCAATGGATAGAAATGGTAACATTATATGTCCACTAACTGATGAAGAAAGAGAGTACTTTGAAAACCCAGAATTATCTGGAATGTCATACAAAGCTGGAGACTTATCTCCACATAAAGAGAACGGTAACTTTTGGAAGCGGCACAAGATTAGACTAGGAAAAGATCCTAGAGTTTTAAAACTTGACCATCCAAAAGACTATATAGATTACAAACTTTTATTAGCGAATAAAGATGAGATAGCTCCTTCTTTTGCAACTTCTAAAAAGAAAAGGTCTTATAAGTTTATGCTTGTTTCAGAAGAAATAGCTGTAGACACAAGACTTACAAAACAAAAAAAGCTTCAAGAAGCTTATATGTTCCTTGGAAAGATTGGTGAAAACAAAGAAGAAATGACTAACTTCTTAAGAATACACGGTAAGCGTGTACCACTAGATGCCACTGAAAAATGGTTGCTAGATGAACTAGGTCAAATGATACAAACTTCTTTGGATGCGTTCTTAGCAATTGCTAGAGACAGTGATAGAAAAACAAGATTGTTAATTCTAGATGCTGTTGAAGGAGGAATTGTTGTTAAAGAAGGACGTAAGTATTTCTTACAAGGTGGAGAGCCACTGGCGTCACCTGGACAAGTACCACTAATGGAAACTGCTGTTAAGTTTTTGAAACTTAAAAAAAATCAAGATATCTTAACAGAGATAAAAGCTAGATTAGAAACTGCTAAAGATTAGGTAGATGGATGCTGCTGAAATGCAAGAAGAATTTTTAATTCTTTATGATAAAATAACCAATTTTGATGCCCCTGGGTATACTGATGAAGAGATTAGTAGATTTCTCTCACGGGCGCAAGAAAGGTTTGTTTTACATGTTTACAATCCTATGGGTAACAAATACGTTACAGGATTTGAAGAAACAGAAAAAAGACGTAAAGATTTATCAGAGCTTGTAAGAGATGTAGAATTAGTACCCGCAATTTTACAAACAGACGCTAAAGCAGATGGAAAGTTCTTTGAATTACCTGCAAACTTTTTGTATACAATACAAGAAGAAGCTGAAATAAGTTCAACTGATAGTTGCTATAATGGAGATACAGGAGTAGAAGTTAAGCCTATAACGCATGACTACTATCTTAAAAACAAAAAGAATCCATACAAAAAACCTTATGGTGAATTAATATGGAGACTAGATTTTAGCAGTAATGGGACTGCAAAAAGGCATGAGTTAATAACAGACACTGCTACAACTGTAACTAAATATAACGTTAGGTACATTAAAAAGCCTACTCCAATTATAACAGCAACAGGTGTAACAATTGAAGATGCAACTGGTGTAAAGAGTTGTGAATTACATCCTATTACACACAGAGCAATAGTTGATGAAGCAGTAGCTATAGCAGCAGGTATAACAAACCCTGAAACTTTCCAAATAAGAAAAATGGAAGCAGGATTATCAGAGTAAATTAAAAATAGAGTAATATAAAAACAATTGTATAATTTAAATTAAACGAAAATGGCAACATTTACAGAAAAAGACAAAACCACGTTGTTTGTTGGTAAAGACACAGCAATTACAACTGGAGACATTTCTACATTGAATGATGGAGAAATTGGAATTTTTAACAAAGCTAAAACCAGCAGAATGCTAGAAGCTACTGGAGGAGCAACTGCTTTTACAATAGCTGAAGGAAAAGGATCTGGAACTCCATTTGTGAGTGATACTATCAACATTAGTGACGTTACTAAAGTAAGCGTAAGAACTGCACAAGCAGCTGTTGAAAAAGTAGACTACATTGGATGGAATGGTACTTCAGGAGCAATTAGCGTAATTAACAGTAACCTTTACTTCGTAAGATTACATATTGATCAGTCAATCACTAGTAGCCAAGGTGGTGGTATCTTAGTAAAGCATGGACAATATAAGTCTGATGCAAGTGCTACTCAAGAAGAAATTACTAACGGATTGTACGAAAGCTTAATAAACAATTTTTCAAGAGAAGCTAAATCTTACATTAATTTTGAAAGAGTTAATTCAAAAACAATTACTAATCCCAGTGGAACTGGTACTCTTGCAGTAACTAACGGTAGTAAAATTGTAAAAGCATCAACAGCAATTGATGATGGAAGTATGGCAGTAGGATGTTATATTTCAATACTTGGTGTAATTTATAAAATTGTTGCAATGGATGTACCAAATGAAACTGCAACACTAGATTTTCCTTACACAGGAGCAACTAACGCAGCAGTAGCTGATGCTGATGTAGGGTTTATTACTGAAGCTGATGCTCAAGGAGACGCTTGGGGTATCAAAATGACAGGTAAACCGTTAAAGTTTTCTGTAGGTAAAACGAACTACAAGAAAGCTAACTGGAAAACAACTGTACAGAATTTTGGAACTACTACAGTTACTGAATCTGCAGGAGCTTATCCAGGATCTGGAACTTACGAGCAAGCTGCTGAACTAGAGTTCTTCTACAAAGGGAATGATGGTGAATACTTCAGAAAAGGTGCACCAGACATTTTTGACAGACCAATTGCGACAGTGCCAGGTTCTACTTACCATACTGTTACTATTGAAGTTGCTGAAACTGGAGGTGTTACTACTCGTAATAAGAGAAGTAAAACTTACGTACTTTTAATTCCTGTAGGAGCAGATTACGCACTTGAAAATGACGGTACTAATCCTGTAGCCAATGACATCACTGATGTATTAGAAGTTTTACTAGCAGGTAAACCACAACACGGAAACGGTGCTACTGTAGTATCAGTATCAGGTAACACTATTGATTTAAGTTAATAGTAAATTAATTCACTAATAAGGAGGGACTGTTGGGAAATCCCACGTCTCTCCTTTTTTTATAACCTAATTCTTACACAATGGCGTTATCTTTAGCATTTAAAGCAAGTTTAAATAGTACTGGTACACATATAACAATAACAGATACTACAGGCGCTTATTCAGCCACAAATACTGGAGGTTGGAACACAACTGGTGGAGATCCAAACATTGCACCAGCAGCTGTCACTGCTGTAACACTCACTATAACATATTCAGACGGAACTGTTCAAACAGCAACTCTTGATAAAACAGAAATACCTGCTTCTGTAACAGGAAACTTTTCTTATACTGCAATTAAACTAGAAGGCTATGTAGACGGTATTGCAACAGTTAATTACAAAATAACTACATCAACTACTTCATACGAAGCAGAAATAAAGCAACTATATACTTGCAATATAAGAAAATGTATTAATCAAATGTGGGTGAAAATTGCATGTGAAACTTGCAATGGTAACTGCGATTTAGTAAATTTAATAGACGATGCTAACCTTGCTGAGGGCTTATATAAAGCTTTAATTTCAGGAGCAGCTTCTTGCGACAGCGCGTGTGTTAATAAAATTTTAACTTCCTTAAACAATTTATGTTCTTGGAAGGATTGTAATTGTTAATAATCTTTAAAAATTAAAATATTATGGGATGCGGATGTGATTCAAGCTGTGATTGTTCACAAGTTATAACATTACCTACTGGCCAACAAGGAAACCAAGGACAACAAGGACAACAAGGTAATCCTGGTGCAGACGGTAACAGAATTTTCACTAGTACTATTGTACCACAAGATGTTGATGGTAATGATGGTGATATTCATATAAAAACTGATACAGCTGATCTGTACCAAAAAACAAGTTCAACTTGGGGAAGCCCAGTAGCTAATATTCAAGGAACTGCAGGAACTAATGGTACTAACGGTACTAATGGAGCTAATGGTACAAATGGATCAGATGGTGCAGCAGCTACTATTACAGTAGGTACTGTAACAACTGGTGCGGCTGGTTCAAGTGCATCAATAACTAACTCAGGTACAAGTGCTGCAGCAGTATTTGATTTTACTATTCCTAAAGGAGACACAGGTTCTAGTGCTACAGCTCTTGTAGTTACTACTACTTATAGTGGTCTAACAACATTGATAACAGGAAGTAACCTTGAGCCAGGAACTTTATATAAATTCCCTTACAGTACTAAACATCTAATAGGAGGAACAAGTGCTGTTTACAATGATACAACAACAAAGCATGACCCAGGAACAGGAGTTACTGCTGCGTTTGTTCCAGAGACAGAAAACCTTTTAGTGTTAGCAGTAACTGCTAATAAATTACACGTTCAAGCATACTCTGAATCTCATCCTAGAGACATCATTCATTATGACCATACTTTAGATACTACTGAAGATGGATTACAAAGTAGACCAGGATTTATAACTTATAGAAAAGACCCTGATAATGATGTATCTGCACATTTTGATTTTAGAAATGTTCTACATAGACGTTGGGATATGAACCAAGTTGTAGACAGAGATGCTCAATATGAAACAGCTTTAGGTTATGTAGCTGGTGATCCTTTAGCTAATGAACATCCTATTGCCTACGATTATGACGGGTATATTCCACCTTTTGTAAGTAATATTAATGGAGCAAATACTACTATAGGTATCATTACTACTCCGTACATAGGAGCTTCTAACTATAGAGATTTTAAAACTTTTGTAGGTTATGATGAGCCTCTTTGGCATGTAACTGGAGGAAGTAAAGAAAAGCCTAGATTTAAAAATGTACACATTAAAAAGTCTAGTAAAGTTGCAGCAGTTAATGGATCTTCAATAGGTACTTCTATAGAAGCAGAAGCTTCAGGGGGAGGAGGAACATTTGGTACGTTTTATCCTTCTATAGCAAACGTAGTTATGTTTTCTAGATCTTGTGAAAACATTACAGTAGGACAAAATGCTTCAGGTGTTACTATAACAGGAAGAACTAACAAGAATATAACTATTGGAAACAATAATGAAAACATAGTTATAGGAGGTTCAAAAACTGTCCCAGACTATTCTACTGCAACAGAGCCAAAAACACTAGGATTCAATGAAAACATAGTTATTGGTAATGGTAATAGAAACATTATGATTTGTGATCATAATAGACGTATTACAATAGGAAACGCAAACCTTGGAATTCATTTTGAAAAATGGTGTACTGATTTTACTATAGGTAGTTATAATACAACAATCTATGCTAGTGAATGTTATGATGTATACATAGAAGATTGGTCTTCTGTTATAAGAATGTCTGCATCTAGTGACGTTAAAATAGAAAGTAAACAGGACACTGTTGATTTAAAAAACTGTAGACACAACGGTACTGGAGGTAAAGGTAAAACATTTCCACAAGGACATACAAGTTTATCTGCAACTGAAATTGCTGAAAGTAATATGTCTGTAGAAATTAAATCTGGAGGTAAAGATTTGTGGATTGGTGATTCTGACGGAATTTTAATAGGTAGTGACTGTGAAGGCGTTTGGATAAAAACATCACAAAGTGTAACTGTTGATAACAGAGTCAGCAGACTTGCATTTATGTATTGTGAGTATGTATACATAAAAGACTCTGCAACTCATTTAGAATTTTCTGGCGTACAGCACGTTAATATAGGGTGTAGTACTAGAAATACAAAGATATTTAATAGTTCTTATGTACACATTGGAGACAATGTTGTAGGCGCTTTAATAATGTATGGGTCTTTTGATGTTAAAATAGGACACAACAGTAGTAATGTATTAATGGAATCAGCAAATCAGTGCTACACTGGAGACGCTTCCTCAATTGTAGAAATAAGAAAAGGAACAAGAATTAAAATTGGAGACCACTGTGATGGTATTTACTTAGTATATAATAATAATTGTTCAATAGGTGATGATTGTACTAATGTTACTATGAGTCCTTTAAACGTAAAAAATGTAACTAGTAATTCTGGAGATTACAGTAATTTTAATTACAATACTATTTTAGACACTAACGGTGGAACAAGAATGAATACTCTTTCTAATAGAACTTACGTAGGTGCAGGAAGCCCTGTAGCCCGTACTGGAGTAGCTAGTTCATTAGCAGAACTTATAAGTGAACCACAAGCTGAAAACATAGAAAACCATGTAGGAGCAAAATGTTCAAATATTGGAATAGTTAGTAGTAAAAATAATGTAGTTGGAAATAACTGTAATGATGTTTTTATAGGATGTCCTTCAATAGCAAGTTACACTATAACTTACACTAGTGGTACAGTAGACCTTGCAGGATCTAGTCCTGCATATAACGCAACAAACATAACTGCACTAGCTACATTAGGAGGATTAAATTGTAACTACAATACAATTGGAAACAACTGTTCTGCTATAAGATTGCAAGGAGCAACTAAAACTTACAACAATATTGGAAATAGTATATCAAATGTTGATGCAGTTGCAGGTTTTGGATTTACAGAAGTGTCTGTGTTAGCTAGAGGAGCAGCAGTTGTTACAACAGCAGCTTACAGTAAAAAAGTATTTGATAGAACAGACGGTACTGATATTTGGGAACAAAGTATTAACTCTTCAGGAGCCGTACAAACACCTACTAAACTTCAATAATATGTTTCATAAACTAGTAGATAAAGTGTATGCAATTAATCTGAAGTCTAGTGAAGACAGAAGAAACAACATTTATAGCGAATGTCATAAAATAGGTACGCACTTTAAATTAGTAGAAGCAATAGACGGAAGAAAAGAGAACGTTCACTGGGTTAAAAATGACTGGAACAGTAAATATGATGGTTGGACACAAGGTGCAGCAGGTTTAGTACATACTACAATAGGTATTATTAAAGAAGCTAAAGCTAAAAAGTATAAATCCATAATGATTATGGAAGATGATATAGTTTTCAGACATGGTGCGTATAAAACAGCTAAAAATTTGTTTAAAACGTTGCCTAAAAACTGGGAACTTTTTCATTTAGCACATCAAAATTATAGTTCTGGCCGTCTTAATAGGGTACGTAATTTATTACAACTTAAATCTTCCTGGTCTTGTCAGATATACATTATAAATGAAAACGTTTATGATGAATATTTAGAATGGTTAGAACTAGTTGATAGACCAATTGATAGTATTACTAGTAAAATACTGCACCCTAAAGGTAATTCATACGCTCCAATTGTAGATTTAATATCAACAATACCGAATTACTCTACTATAAGAGGCATGGAAATTAATTATGGTATAACATAAACTAAATTATAATGAATAAAACGTGTTTAAATAATAATATTCTAAACATTCAGTATAAGCACAGTACGCTAGGAGTTACTTTAAGTGACCATTTAGAAGCAGGAACACGTAAAGTAGTATGTTTAGATAGGTATAATTTAGCTACAGGTTATATATTAGAAGTATTAAGGAAGTATAAACCTTTTGAAAGTGCCGTAACATACGCGTACAAGTTTACTTTTACTAGAACAGTTGGAGATACCACATCTGCAACAGTAACTATGCAGTTAAAAGACAACACAATAACTCAATACACTGGAACTGGTACTGGAACTAACATTGCTGCACACTTTGAAACAACTATAAAAGCAGGCGGGCTTACAATAGCGTATAATGTAGAAAGGGTTGATAATGTTTTATATGTTTATACTTACGATAGTGGTGCTTCTTATGCAGATGCTGCTACCACTACTTCAAGCACAACTAAAGTAACGGCAGTTTCTAAAAGTATTGAAACTGATTTAGACGAACTTCTTAATATTTGGAACAGTCTAACAGCAAAAGAACTATGTAATTTAATAAAGTTTGCTACAGCAGCATCAGGTAAAACTGCTGGTGGTAGTACAACTAATAGCAACGGATGTAATTGTTAACCTATGGGACAGATATACAGAGAGTCACTTACAAAATATGAAGACGTAACATTAGACTTCCAAATACCTATTTGGAAAAAAGAAGGAGATAGAGATGGCCAGTTAAAAAGGATTACCTTAAAAGATTTCTTTGCGTCTGATTTAGTTAGTAGTGCAATTGATCCTCCTAATTGGAGTACAGGTCCATTAACGTTATCAGATAATATAACACACAGTTTAGCTGGTTATACATTAACAATAGCAAATGGTACGTATCAAATTGCCAGTACTTCTACTTTTAGAACAGAAGGCGCTAATGTGTTCATGTCTGGTATACTAGAAGAAGACGGTATAACTAAAATAGCAGGAATTAATGCTTCTGGACAAATTAGGTGGAAAAACGTAAACAGTATAACTAATCCAAATGCTTTTGATAAAACTGCTGATGACACTGATGACATTACAGAAGGTAATAATAAATTTGTAACTGCTGGAGATGTTACCAAATTAGGACACATAAGCGTTTCTCAAGCTGTAGACCTGGATCAAATGGAGACAGACATTACAGCCAATAATGCCAAAGTAACTAACGTTACTACGAATCTTTCAGAAGGTACTGCAACAAACACAACGGTGGATGTAAATTCCAGCGATGGTACAAACGCTACTCTAGTTTCTGCTTCTACATTACGGGCAGGGCTTTTAACAAAAGCTAAATTTGATGAGATAGAAGCAAATACTTTAAAAGTATCTAATCAACCTACTAACCTCTCAGAAGGAACTTCTACTGTTACAACAGTAGATGTAAATTCAAGTGATGGTACAAATGCTACTTTAGCAGCAGCTTCTACAACAAGAGCAGGGGTTATGTCCAAAGCTAAGTTTGATGAAGTAACTGCAAACACGCTTAAAGTAGGATTAACTGCAGGACAAATAACTATTTTAGGAAATACAAGTGGTACTAACACTGGAGACCAAGATATTTCAGGTATAGCTACTAACACAACTGCAATAGCAACTAATGCAACTAATATTGCATCTAATGACACAGACATTGCAACTAACGCAACTAACATTGCAACAAATACAACTGCAATAGCTTTAAACACAGCTAAAGTAACTAACGCTACACATACAGGTGAAGTAGAAGGATCTGGGGCTTTAACTATTGCAAGTGATGTAGTAGACGAAGACAATTTAAAAGTAAGTAATAGTCCTACAAATGGACATGTACTTACTGCTAGATCAGGAGAAGTTGGAGGATTAAAATGGGAAGCAGCTTCTAGTATACCTGCTTTAAATAACGGACAGGTGTTTGTAGGTGATGCTTCAAACCAAGCTGCTTCAGTTTCAATGAGTGGAGATGTTGCTATTAGTAATACTGGAGCAACTACAATACAACCTGATACAGTTACCTATGATAAGATGCAAGACGCTAGTGGTTCAACCATGTTAGGTAATCCAGTAGCAGGAACAGGAACAGTGCAAGAAATTCCAATAGTACAACAATATCTTACAACGGGAACAAATACTGCTTTATTAGAAGATTCAGCAAATTGGGATGTAAATGGACATTACAAAGCTACTTCTACATCATTAACTGGAACTTATCAAGGACAAGCACATTTAGATAGTAACGGTAACTATTGGTATACTGCGGTAGATGATAATGTTTGGATAAGATTAATTAGAGGATAAAATTATGTCAATAATTATAAGTAAAACTAGAATAATAGGAACTACTCCTGTACCTGCTCAAACCTGGGAAAGACCAGGTGACTGGTTAGATATGCCTGCGCTATCTCAAGGAGATGAAAAAATATATTATCTTGTTAAAGTATTTGAAGACGGAGAGAATTTTCTTAGGTTTAGAATAACTGGCGATTACACAGTAGATTGGGGAGATGGTACAGCAAATACAAATCATTCTTCGCTTACAAATGCAGAGCATGAATTTGCTTGGGGTGACGCTTCCCCAAGTTCATTAACAAGTCATGGTTTTAGACAAGTAATTGTTACAGTTACTCCACAATCAGGTTCAACATTAACAGGAATTAACAGACAAAGTTCTCCATATCACGCAACGGGAGATACTGCAAGAGGTGGAAGTAACAGCGTTATAAGTGTTAAAATGGCGGGTACTGGATTTACTACTCTACATCAAGCCTTTTATAATTATACTGCTTTAGAAGAATTTGAATATGTTGGAACTACACCTAATTTAGTTACTGCCAGTCAAGTTTTTTCACAATGTACTCACCTTAAAAAAGTAATTCAATGGAATACAGCAAATGTTACAACTTTATCCAGTTGTTTTAATTCTTGCTACCAATTACTCACTCTTCCTCAATTAGACACAAGTAGTTGTACTAATTTTGCTAGTATGTTTCTAAATTGTTTTATTATAGATTATATTCCTCCAATAGTTGTAACTGCAGCTACGTCATTAAGTAATACTTTTAATGGTTGTAATAATTTAAAAAGCAATCCAATTTCAGATTATACGGGAATAACCAATTTTACTGCTGCTTTTAAAAGTACGGGTATTAAAGTATTTGAAGCAACGTTACCTAACGCAACAAATCTTTATACTATGTTTCAGAATTGTGCAAATTTAGAAGTTGCAAGCTTAACTATACCTAATGGGCAATTAACCAGCATAGGTTATTTATTTTCTGGTTGTAATCAAATTAAAGAAATTAAACCATTTGATACTTCTGCTGTTACTGAATTTAGATATGCTTTTGGAACAAATAGATATATTAGAGATTATGGTTGGTTAGATACCAGTTCAGGTCAAAACCTTACAGGAATGTTTTCTGGTAACTATTTAACAGACGCAAGTTTTATAGATATTAGTTCAGCAACAAGTGTAAGTAGTTTGTTTGCTGATTGTGTTAAGTTAAGAAAACTACCAGCTTCTTTTGATTGTACTAACTTAACATCAATAGCAGGAATGTTTAAAGGTTGTGGTATGTTAGAAATAACTCCTAATTTAATCAACACAGGAAACATTACAAATACTACAACTGCTTTTTATTATTGCAGAACCCTTAAACAAGCTCCACCAATAAGTGGAACTATTTCTAATGCTCAACAAATGTTTCAAAATTGTAGGAACTTAGAGAAAATACCTGCTTATGATTTAAGTGGTTGCAACTCTGGAAATGAAACTTATTTATTTGCTTCAGCTTGTTTTAATTTAAGAGAGTCTTTAGTAACTGGTAACACTTCTAAAATTAATTACAGTAGTTGTGCTTTAAGTGAATCTAAAATAGAAGAAATATTTACTAATTTAGGAACAGTATCAAGTGCAACAGTAATTAATGTTTCTAATTGTCCAGGTTCAGCAGGATTAACAACAGCACAAGAAGATATAGCTATTATTAAAGGTTGGACAGTAACAAATTAAAATATGGTTTATTTTTACGATATAGAAAATGATAATTGGGAAACAGGAAATAAAGTACGGTTTCCCAACGGAATTGTTATTTCAAAAGATAATAAAAGCGAACATGCAGGTTGGTTTTGGAGTGATGAACCACCAGCTGAATATACAGAATGGTTAAATAAACAAGAAAATATTTAAGATATGAGTGCTACACCAAATATAAATCCTAAAAAAATAGATGGTTCTGAATTACCAACATCAAACTCTGGTTTATCTGCAGGAGATTTGTGGGCTGAAAATGGCTTTGTAAAAAACGCTACTGCAACTTCATTAGGAAGTGGAACTAAAGTTTTAGTAACTGGTAGTTTTGCAGGAAGTGGTACAGTACAAACGTTTGCTGTTGGACATACAAAAATAGAATTTGATGATAGTGTAACAGGTGGTACTGATGTAAATAGTGAGTGGGATAATACAAATCATAGATTTACAGTTGGTGCAAGTGGTGCTGGTGTCTATATTTTTCAAGCTTCATTATTTGTAGAATCAAGCTCTGGTTGGGGTTCTGTATATCTAAAAAAAGGCGGTAGTCAATTAGTTACACAGAATTTAGGTGTTTCAGGCCATAATGACTCTCATGATGACATAGACGGTTCTGTTGCTGTTGAATTAGCAGTAGGAGAGTATGTAGAATTTTGGGCACACTGGAGAACTGGTACTGGAAATATTAAAGATTCTTGGGGAATGGAAATACATACTTTTTCCATTACTAAAGTAGGAGATAGTACAACAGTTAATAATATTGTTGCTCAAACTCTTAACAAAACAATAACTTTAGAAGAGCCTGTAAATGGTGATGACATTACAATATTTAGAACTGATGTAGCTATAACAGTAAAGGAAGTAATAAGTGTATTAGTTGGTAGTGGAACTACTGTAACTCACCAACTTTACCATCACCCAACAAGAAACTCAGCATCGGCAAACGCACTAACAACTTCTCAAAACATTAATACCCAACTAACTGGAAATGCTTCTACTTTAAGTACTGCTGCAATTCCAGCAGACTCATGGGTCTGGGTAGAGTTTACTGCTCCTGCCACTGCAACAGCAGGGCAATACATAACTATTGACATAAGATACGAAGAATAAGATGATAACAATTATAGAGAAGATAGAATTAGGAGATAACGGAGAAGTAGTAACTACAGAAGTAGGGTATACAGAAAACGTTTTTTTAATTAATGAAATAAACATTAGTTACGATGAATCTATGGGAGAATTTATAGGAAAAAATAGAACTAACTTACAAAATGAAGTAGTTTCTATAAGTGCTTTTTTTGAAACTACTCCCGTTGTTCATACAGCATCTACAGTTACAGATGCTGAAAGACCAGATTTAATTGAAATAATACATTTAAACGAATTGTAATATGGCAACATTAGGGCTTAAAGCAATATATAGTGGACCTTGTGGCGCAAATAAAAAGTCAATTTCTGTAACATGTAGCCCAGGAACAAATCCAGGTCTATTTGTAGTTGTTAGTATGGCTAATACAGTAAACTTTAATAATGCATTCTACAAAGATACAAATGGTAATTTTGTTCAAATGCAAAGAATGACAAGAAGGAATATGGTAAGCACCAGACAAGTTGGATATTGGTTAGCAAATCCACCAACAGGTGTAGCTTTAGACTTTGAAGTTCGTTTTACTGGTAACCAATGGAATCCAATAAGCATTTATGCACAGTCTTTTACAGGAGTAGGTCAAAACAACTTAACTACTGAACACGCATATAATTTAGGCTTTAGTGGCGGAATAGACGGTACTACTCCTCACAGTAGAAGTATTACTATAGCAGCAAATGACCTCATATGTCTTTCTGGAATTTCAACACAAAGTATGTCAAATCCTTTTGTTATTGGAGGAGCTAACGCAGCTTTAGAAGTAAACCAACATAATGTAAATGGTAAATTTGTTAGTGTTGCTTATAGTGGAACAAGTTTACCTGCTGGATCAACTGTTTGTACAACAGTATCAAATAGCGGTAAGATAACTAATCAGGCATGGGTAATTCCTGATGCTGTAAGTGGAGGAAGTACAAGAAGACGTATCATAATATGCTGATATATTGCTCTTGCTATTATTGATTAATTCTTTTATTTTTATAAAAGAAGTTTTAAGAAAAAAAATTATGAAAAATGTAGAAGTTTTAGGAATTAATTTTGCGTTATCTGAACTTAATGCAGAAGGACTTTATGGAGTAAAGTTTTCACATGCATTAATTAAAAACGCAAAAACATTTGAAGAGGAGGCAAAGAAAATTAAAAGCACTTTAGTATATCCAGAAGAGTTTTTAGTGTACAATAAAGAAATGGAAAAAACTTTTAAAGAACATGCACTTAAAGACGAAAATGGGGAACTAGTAATTACAGATAATAAATATCAAATAGCTCCTGAAAAAATAGAAATATTTAAAGAAGTAGAAAAAGAAAAGCGTGAAGCCAACAGTGAGGTACTTAATAAGGCTAAAGAAATAGAAGACAAATATAATGATGCTTTAGACAACGAAAATGTTAATGTTAGTATTGTGTATGTTAAACTAGAAGAATTGCCAGAAACTATTACTCCTGACCAAATGAGTGCTTTATCTTTTATGATTGAAGACATTTAAAATTAAAAGCCGTTATGGACAGTAAAGAAACTAAAGATTTATTAATAAGACTAGAAGAACATGCAATAAATACTGCAAAAAGAACAGAAAGATTAGAAGTTGCTTTAGTTGGAGATCCGTCCATGGGGAATAAAGGAATTATTAAAAGAATAGAAGAAGTTGAAGACGGTCTTAAAAAAGCTGAAACAAAACAGCGTAAATTTGATAAAAAGATGGTTATCCTCGGTGCACTTGGTACAGGGGCAATACTTGGAATTAAAGGGCTTTGCCAAAAGTTCTTTGGAATGTTCAACTGAAAAAGAAAACAAGATGGAGAAAGTTTCAGAATATGTTTCTTTAGCAGAAGTAACGCATAGTAACACTGCTATAAGTAGAGGACTAGATAACACACCAACTAGTAATCAGATGTTACTTATACAAGCGTTATGTCTTAATGTCTTTGATAAACTTAGAAAACACACAGGTAAACCAATAAAGATAAACTCTGTATTCAGAGGACCTGAGCTTAACAAGGCTATTGGAGGATCAAAAAATTCACAACACTGTGTTGGACTAGACAAAACCAAACGTAATTACGGTGCAGCAATGGACATTGATGATTACTATTGGAGAAAAGGCATTAACAAGTATAATAACACTGAAATGGCTGACTGGATTAGAGAAAATCTAGACTATGATCAGCTAATTTACGAAAAGCCTGTAAACGGTTATCCTGGATGGATACATGTTTCTTACAGAGCAGATGGTAAGAACAGAAAACAAAATTTAATATTTTTAGGTAAAGGTAAGTATATACCATACGAAGGTAATGAGAAGCTAATACAAAATCCAGATTTAGATTAATGGACTTTAAAGACTACATATTACTTACAGTCATATTTACTTTAGGGTTTTGTTTGTTTAGGCAATGTACAAAACCTAAAAATACCTTTAATAAAGACACTGAACCAAATGTTATTATAGAAACAGACACAGTAGTACAATATGTTAAAGGTAAGCCTGATACTATCCATGATACTATCACTAAATGGCACAAAGAATTAGTAATTGAGTATATAAAAGATAGCGTTACTCCAACAGGAGATAGCGTTTCTTTTTATACAACTCCAGTAGAAGACTCTTTAATCTCTGGAAAATTTACTTCAGTTGTAAAAGGAGAACTACTTTCTTCTGATTTTAAATATGTATCAAAGTTTCCTAAATATATTTATAAAACAGATACATTTAAACAGCAGATTAATACCAATAAAACAATAATAAAAGATCCTTGGGAATTATATGTAGGGGGTGTAGTTGGCGGAAATCCCGCCACATTCACATTACAACCAGCTGCAATAGTTAGAGTCCCCAAAAAAGGATTTATGTTTGGATATGGTTATGATATAATACAAAAGACACACAATGTACATGTGTATACTAAGATAAAACGATAAACTGTTTATATATGCCCAACGAAATAGAGAAATTTTTAAGAATAAATACAGGATATCTTAAATGGGGCAAACAGAAACTTGCTAATAAGCTTGGAGTATCTGTAAATGAAGTAGCAAATGCAAAGAAAGCCATTGCTTTAGAAAACTCTAAAATAATTAGTGATAAAGAATGGGAAGAGTTTAAAAAGTTTAAAGAGAATAAGTTTAAACCTCCTAAAAAGCTAAAGAAAAAGTTGCCTAAACCTTATTTAAAAGGTAACTTAAAAAACGTTCTTATTATTGGCGACATACATGAGCCTTTTTCATTACCTGGTTATCTACAGTTTGTAAGGAAAATACAAGAAAGATATGATTGCGGGACTGTTGTTTTTATTGGAGATGTAATTGATAACCATTACGCTAGTTACCATGAAACAGAAACAACTGCTTTAGGTTCTGATAATGAATTATTGTGGGCAATAGATAAAATACAAGAATGGTATAGCGTGTTTCCAAAAGCATATGTTACTATTGGAAACCATGATAGAATGGCTTTTAGAAAAGCTAAAACTTCTGGAGTATCATCCAAATGGGTTAGGGACTATGATGAGGTTCTTGGAACACCAGGATGGAACTTTGTAGAAGAAATTGAAATAGACAACGTTAATTATAATCACGGTGAAGGCGGTACAGCTAAAACTAAGATGAAGAATGAACTACAGTCACAAGTGCAAGGGCACTTGCATGCACAAGCATACATTGAGTTTTCCACTGGTAAACATAATGTAGTGTTTGGTATGCAAGTAGGTTGTGGTGTAGATGATACTGCTTACGCTATGGCGTATGGTAAAAATTTTAAAAAGAGTACAATATCTTGCGGAGTAGTTAAAAACGGTAAACAGCCAATATTAATATCAATGAACTTATAAAAGATGGCAACAGCAAATGAAATAATTTTTGATATTCTAGAAGATGTTAGGTCTAGTCACATAACTGATGATTTAGATATTAGTGAAAGACAAGTACTTTATAAGATTGGAGTACAAAGATCTTTATGGATACGTAATGAACTGAACAAACCTGGAAGAACTATTGATCCTTTTATTGTACAGTCTTTAGGTTGTGTAGAACTAGAAGCTACAAATAGTTCAGAATGTCCTAATTTACCTGTAGGGTGCACTGTATTAAGAACTACGTGTGATTTACCAAAAGCGGTAGAATTACACCACAGAGAAGCCATCACTAAAGTAGGACCTATTGATAATTTAGATTACTTTTTCTCTTTTATACCTTACCAACGAGCTGCTTTTTCAGGTAGTGGTAAATATAACAAAGATTCTATTTTTGCCTTTATTTACAATAAAAGAATGTATTTTAAAGTAAATAGCGAGCAATCTAAACTTTTAAGAAAAGTAAATATAATGGGGATATTTGAAGATCCTACAGAAGTATCAAAGTTCTGTAATACAGACAGTAGTTCATGCTTTAGTCTTGATGATGAATACCCAATAAGTAATTGGATGCTTCCTTTTATACATGAACAAGTTGTAAAGCAATTAATAACTTCATTACAATTACCAGAAGATAACAGCAATGATGCTGCATCAAATGAGAGAACAGGTGGAAAGTAGAGGAAAACAAAAAGAAAAAATTAAAGTAGATATTGGAATGAAAGAATTCTATAGCTACTACTGTGATACTACATTTAAAGAGAAAGTAAACAATAAATCAATTGTACATAAGAACTCTAAATTTTGTGTAGATAGAAAAGTATATGGACAAATAATTGATTTTATACACTCTAGAATTACAGATGAGATAATTTTTGACAACTTTGAATTTAAACTGCCGTCAAGAATGGGTACTTTATGTATAAAAAAGAAAAAGCCTATTCTTAAATACAATAAAGAAGGTAATTTAATTAATACAATGCCTATAGATTGGAAAGCAACCAGAGAATTATGGGAAGAAGACGAAGAATCTAAAAAACAAAAGAAACTTGTAAGGCATCTTAATGAGCATACAAATGGATATGTACCTTTTTGGTACTTAAGTTTAAAATGTGCGACTTTTAAGTACAAATCTGCTTACAAATTTAAAGCTACAAGAACAATGAATAGGGATTTAAGTAAAGTACTTAAAGACCCTAGTATAAATACCAACTACTATTTAAAATAAAAGCATTATGTACGGTGTAGAAGAAGATAAAATAAGAACTAAAAGTGTTACCAAAGACGGTGTCACTAAAGAGTTAAAAGTAATAACAGCAGAAAACGGTTTTATAGTTTGTATTACTACTTCCTATATGAAAGGAGAAGAGTACAAAGTAGACAAAAAACACTGGATTTCTAAAAGTGATCCAATACCAGATAAGTCAGATAAAGAATCTAAAGAGCCTGAAACTGTTTCACAAGCAATTAAGAACATTAATCTATAAATCATGTTTAACGGTAAAGTAAAAAGTATTCAATTTATCTTAGAAAAAGTCTTTAGAGATACAGGCTTAGTAGAGGGGGTAGACTTACATGATGCTCTAGAATGGGCAGGTGAAGCTATTGAACTTATTGGTTCTCCTCAAAGCTTAAGTGAGAAAGTTTCTTGTATAGACATAACTAACGGTAGAGGAAATTTACCGTGTGACTTGCATTTAGTAATGCAGTTTAGATATAAAACTGAGAATGGTTATGTTCCAATGTCTTATGCTACAGACAATTTTCACAGACACTGCGCTTCTTCTCCTGATACAAAGTGTGAACATACAGTTACTTATACATTAAGTGATGACTGTGTATTTACAAACTTTGATAAAGGTACAGTAGAGGTAGCTTATAAAGGTCTTCCTACAGATGATAATGGATGGCCTACTATTCCAGATGATGTTAAGTTTGTTAAAGCTGTAGAATTCTACATAAGAGAAAAAATTGATTATAAACTTTGGAGGTCTGGAAAACTTCCTCAAGGTGTATATGAAAAAACAGTACAAGACCAATTATGGTATCTTGGGTCAGCGCAAACAAGAGGAGTTATGCCGTCTGTAGATGAGATGGTTAATATTAAAAACAACTTCTTAAGGTTAATTCCTAAAATTAACCAAGAACAAGACTTCTTTGCTTCTATAGGATTACAAGAAGAAAGAAACATAAGAACTAAAAGCGGCTCAACATCCTCTAATGAAGTAGATAGAGATGACTACTTTGATAATTTAAGTAAAAAATAGAACTAAGGAAAATGCCTAAATCAGTAAATACATATATAAAAGGTTTAAATAAAGATAATAGTAGGTCTAAGTATGACCCTAGTAATTATTATGATGCTTTAAACATTAAAGTTATTACTAATGGAGGGCTGTCTACAGGTTCTGTAGAAACAGAGAAAGGTAATAAGCTGTCTTTTACAATACCTAATATACCAGAAACTACTTATGAGTACATTAACGGTAATTCTGAAACTGTACCAGAACAAACAAATCTTAGAATTATAGGATGGTGCACTGTTTCTAACTATGTAGTACTGTTTACAACTACATTAGGTGGAGGAGTAGGACAAATATGGAGATTCCAATATGAAGAAAAAACAGACACTATTATTACTACAGGAGGGGGAGCTTCTTTAAATGTTGATGATCATCTAATCTACAACAACAGTATAGGACTGTCTATTAATCACAGAATAGAAGCAGAAGGTAGGTATGAAAACAATTCAAAAATACATGTATATTGGACAGATAACTTTAATCCTCTTAGATCAATTAATATACTAGATCCAAACTCTTTTAAAATAACTCCAGGAGATATAGACATTACACCTAATCTAGTGTTTTGTCAGCCTACAGTAGAAGAAATAGGATTTGGAGGAAGTCTTCCAGCAGGAGGTAAAGTACAATACGCTTACAGATTAGTATCTGAAAATGGAGCACAAACAATAATGTCTCCTACTAGTCAGTTAGTTACATTAAACGGAACAGACTCAAGTTCAGAAGCTAATTATATTGATGTTGTTGGAAGTGCAGCTGATTCTGAAAATACAAGATCTGTTACTTTTAATTTAAAAGGTATAGATACTAGCTATGAAATAATACACCATATTGCAATTTTGTACACAGTAAAAGACGCTCCTACTATTTTTAAATTTGGAGAAGATGGTATTACAAGTGATGAGATGTCTATAACATTGTCTGGAAATGAGCCTAGAATACAGCTAACAGAACCAGAATTTTCCGCTACTATGGGAGGATTTGAGAGATGTAAAACACTTGCTGCAAAAGGAAACAGGCTTGTTATAGGTAATATATCTACAGCTTCTATAGAAATACCTACAAGTGAATGGGATGCAAGAGCATATAGGTTTATGAAAGACGATGCTACTGGTTTTATTACAGCTGATCTATATGATGCAAGTGGGGCGTTACACAAAACATTGTATAGCGACACTTATCCTACAGGACCTAATTATGACAGTATTCCAGAAGATGCAGATGCTATAAACCTTTTTAATCACGAGGAAACACAAACAGGAAGAGTAGATACAACTGCAACAGGAACTTCTGATTGGAGTGTAAATCAGCAATTTAAATATAAAACAGATGGTGTTACACTTGGTGGAGAAGGTAAAAACATATCTTATACATTTGTATACAAAGATTTAGAAGTAGATAAAGACGGTACATTTGGAGGCTCAGACCAGCGTTCTAGTAGACAAAGAGCACCTTTTGTTAATGTAGATAGAGCAAATATTACAGAAAATACAGGGATGTTTTCACCTAATGGTAATCCTTTAACCTTACAATATACAAACGTGTTTCCTAATTTTTCAGATCCTTATGTAGAAACACTTTACACTGGATACACTAGAGGAGAAGTTTATAGGTTTGGTATAGAGTTTTATTTAAAGAAAGGGCATACAACTTTTGTTAAGTGGATTGGAGACATTAAGTTTCCTGAAGCTGCAGATGATCCTGAATTTGCAGTAACTGCTCCTACAAATACGTATAGTGGAAAGCTATACGTTAGAAGTATAGGAATACAATTTACTATTGATATAAGTGACATAAAAGATAAAATAGGAGGGTTTAGAATATTACGAGCAGAAAGACCTATAAGTGAAATGACTAAACTAGGTACAGGGTTTCTTTTAATAGCAAACAGAAGAAGAGGAGACAATGATACTAAAAGTGGACCTGGAGGATCTGGGTATGGGAAAAACTATAAATATGTAAATAGTTTAGCAGAAGCAGTATCAAAAACAAACATTGCTATGGAAACTGGTATTAATAAACTTAATATTAATGGTATGCAAGGAAGAAAAGCAAACAGATTCCACTTACCTGATTTTCCTGGATTTAACAGAGTTAACCATAATGGTTACAAAGGAGTACATTTAAAAAAACCAGAAACTAAAAACTTTACCATATTTATATCTCCGCTTACTATATATAAAGACACAAACCAATTTGTAGCTAAAGAAGGTGATTATATAAAAACTAATGGTTACTATACTACAGCATTAGTACAATACCAAGAATTGGACGGTAAAAAACAATTTACAAGTTCTTGGGCGTACTATTCAAGAGCTTTTGAATTACCTGCACACAATCCAGAATACTTTAAAATAGATAAAACAAAGTATATAGGAAACGGTGTACGCCTTAATACAAATGATTCTTTTATTCCTGACAGTACTTATGATGATGATATTCCTAAAAAGTGGGAAAGTAACAAACAAAATATAGATCCTGAAGCTGATTTTGTAAATACTACGTATAGTTATACCACTGAAATAAATAAAGGAATACCTGGACAACCTTTTGGTATAGGTAATAATATTTACTTAATGACATTAGAAGACAGTACAGATGTTATTACAACTAAATTTACAGAGCCAAAAGACATGGACTGGAATAATAATGTAATAGAAAATGAACAACGATTTAGATTATGGGATAACGGTGTTGTTTATTTAGAAAATAACAGTATTGATACATTTAAATACAAAGAAGTGGCTTGGTCAAGACCTTTAGTACGACAATACGGAGGAGACAGCTATGAAGCTAGAAGTAAACAGCAGTATATGTCTACAGGACATTTTCAACCAATAACAAGCGCTGTTTTAAGTGCAACAAATAATGGACAAGAGATTTCTCCTAGAATTTTTGGAGGAGATACTTATGTAGCTTACTGGGGGAGAACTTATATAGACCAGTATTACAACCTTACATCACAGAACCCTGCAGGAGAATATGAGGATATAGACAGCAAGGAAAAAAGGCTAGGAGTAACAGCAATTGTTCCTGTAGAGTCTTATATAAATATAAACTTAGGTAGTGGAAAATACTTTTTAAAAGACAGGAATGGTTCAAAGCCAGGTGATTGGGTAGGTGAATCATATAATGTTGATCAAATATATAGCCAACAAAATAATTCAGAAGATAAGTTTTTTGCAAAAGATTTTGCAGCTGATTTCTCTGAAGAATTTCCACATAGACTGTGGGCATCAGAAGAAAAAATAGATGGAGAACCAGTAGATGCTTGGAGAAATTTTAAAGTTGCTAATATATTAGATGTTGAAGGTTCTTATGGTCCAATTAATAAAGTAATAAACTTCCAAGACAAACTGTTCTACTACCAAGATAGAGCATTTGGAATAGCTGCTATAAATGAAAGATCTGTTATTACAGACAATAGCGGTGTACAAGTTACACTAGGTACTGGAGATGTATTACAAGATTTTAGATACGTATCTACTGCAACAGGTACTAGACACCAATTTAGTGTTGTAGCTTCTACAGGTTCTTTATATCATTATGACGCAACACTTAGAAAGCTGTATAAAATGAGTCCTAATGGCCAAGAGCCAATTAGTGATTTAAAAGGGTTATCTAATTTCTTTGCTGATAATGTTGATGGTGAAATAATTGAAGTAGATAAAACATTAAGAGAAGTATCTCCTACAGGTGTACACAGTACATTTGATCATAGAAATAACAGAGCTTTATTTACATTCCTTAATCCTAAAACAGGAGTATCTAATTTTACTGTAAGCTACAATGAAATGATGGGAGCATTTGAATCTTTTTATTCTTTTGTACCTAACATGTATTTAAACACAGGTAGAAGAATAATATCTACAGACCCTAACTTTCAAGATAAAAGCTATGTACACAATGAAGGTATATACGGACAATTCTATGGTACAACTTATAAATCTCACATTACATTGTTAGTTGCTCCTAATGCAAATATTCCAAAGATATTTACAAACATAGAATACAATTCAGAAATATCATTAAATGATGTACAACAACCTAGTGAGACTCTGACAGAACTAGAAGTTTGGAATGACTATCAAACTACTGGTAACATACCGCTTATAGTAGGTACGAATATAAAGAGAAGAATAAGACACTGGAGACATGTAATAGGTAGAGACACAAATAGTTCTAGCAGTAAAGCAAGAATTAGAGATTACAGTGTATATATGAAACTATCATACAGTAACAATACTAACAAACGCCTCGTATTACATGATATAATGGTATCATATACTCCAGCAAGAGACTAAGTATGTTAATTTAACAGAAAGTCCTGTAAAAGCTTGTTACTTAAGGCTTAGGTAATTAAATTAGTGTGTTAACCTTTATTACTATGCAAGGACCGTTTAAACAGTTTATTCATTTACTTGCAATGGCAGTATTCTTATTTAGCGCCCTAGTGGTGCTTTTGCTGTTTTTTGTAGAGATACCAGTTGGCAATCAAAGAATTGTAGACATGGTACTAGGAGTTATAGTAGGATCAGGATTAGTTTCAGTCATTAATTATTTCTTTGGTTCATCTGAATCTAAAGAAAAAAATGAAAAAAATAAAAATGAAAAAAACTAAGAAAAAATATTATGGTAATGGTGGAGCTGTGTCTCCTGATGATAATGCTTACAACACTTTTGTAAAAACATTACCGTCTAATTTAAGAGGTACAGATACTTCAACTTATAACCTAAGAGGTTATTGGGAATCTTTAGGTAAGCCGTCACAATTTGATTACTCACAACCTAAAGAATCTGATGGTTATTACCACGCTTTTAGTAGAAACCCTCAAACAGGAGAAATATTAAAAAAAGAAAATCACCCTACATTTAGAATGGCCATTGAAGGTGACATGCAAGCAGGCTATTCTCCTTACAGAGACAAGACTACAGGTAAAATTTACACTTTTAATGAAAAGCCTGATATATCAAAATTTGAACCTTATAACACCGCGTCTTTATATGATAATCTTTACTTGGCGCAGGGTGGAACTATTGATAACTTCATAGACCCTATAACTGCACAAGGACTATCTACACCTAGAATAGCTTTTGGTCCTGGAGGAGAAATTGGACCTGATGGTACAGTATATGTTACTGACCCTAATGATCCAAGATTAAAAAACTATCAGGCAAAAAAAGCTTTGTCTGATTGGAGTAAAACATACGATAATTATAATCCAGGAAACAAAATAACTCCTGAAAAAGGTGCAGCTATACAAGCAGAAATTGACAGCTTAAATGCTAAATACAATATACTTCCTGACGTTGAGCATAATTTACAAATAGAAGAGCCTACTACAACTTTAGAAGGTGATAGATATGTAAAGAGAAGTGAGACTGGTGTAATGTTACCTAAATACGATGAACCTACAAAAAAATTTAAATACGCACCACCTGAAATAGTAGAAAAACAAAAGAAACTTAAAGATGCAGGTTTATATGATGGAACTTTAGATGGTATATGGGGTAAAAACTCACAAACCGCTTGGGAAGAATACAATAAAGAAGAGAAAGAAGAGAAAGAAGAAGAAAAAGTAGTTGACCAAGTTATTAAAGAGCCAGTTATACAACCAGCTATACAGCCTACACAACCAGTTACACAAGCACAAGCACAAACACAACCACAAGCTACAGGATCAGGTACTCCTAATTCTATTAAAAGAGTTGTTGGTGCTCCTGGGCCTACAGAATATTTTTATATAGATTTTCAAGGTAGACCACATGGTATTAAAGATTACATGCTACAAACAGATCAATATAAAAATCTACAATATAACGAAGTACCTTATAAAAGAGCCTATGGTGGTACTGTAAAAGATACAGATATGCAAAACATGGATTTCAATAGATATGTTGCTTTGATGAATGCACAAAGACAACAGATGGATAAAGGTGGTACAGTACTTAGTAAAGTTGGAGCAGCTAGTGTAGGTGCAATTAAAGGTGGTGTTAGTGCTTTTACACCTCCAGCAATAAGTAACGTTGTTAATATGGGAATAGACTCATTACATGGTGCTTTAGACAAAGATATTTCAGAAGAAGAAAGAAGTTTGATGGGATATGGACAAGCAGCTGCAGGTATTGTTTCAGCTGTTGCAACTGGTGGAGCAACATTAGGTAATAGTATAGGTAGTATTTCTAGTGGATTAGGTGAAGGTATTGCACACGGTAGTGAACTTAGTGGTGAAGGAAAAGTAAGATTAAAAATGGGCGCTGATGCTGCAGGTATGTTAGGAGGATTAGGTTATAATAGTATAAAGAAACCTACAGGAACTGAAGGAATGAATGCTTCAATGTCAGAAGGTCCAGGTGCAGGACTTGGAGAAACTCCTGGTGTAGTTCAAGAGACATCAACTAACTTAGGTAATACAGGACAGAATATTATAACTTCTCCGCAACAAGCAGGAACAACAGATTTAAGTAATATGGGCAACATACAAAATACTTTTAATACTGGTAATCAATTAGATTTTACAAGACAGTATGGTGGATTAATACAAATGGCGCAAGGAGGGTTTAAACCTCATCCTATGTACAAAGACGGTCAAATGGTTATGGCTAATGACTATGAAACACACCTTAGTCTTAAAGAACAAGGTTATGGGCATGAGCAAATGAAAAATGGCGGTATGATAAAAAGAGCTGATGGTTCTTATTCTCCAAGAGGGATGTGGGATAACATTAGAGCAAACGCAGGGTCTGGAAATGAACCTACGGCTGAAATGTTAGCACAAGAAAGAAAAATAAAAAGTATGGCTAGTGGTGGTTTTACGGCTATTGAAAACGGAGGAACACATGAACAAAACCCAATGGGGGGAGTACCTATAGGACCAGGCGCTTCAGTAGAAGAAGGTGAAACTGTTATGGATTTAGTAGAAGGTGGTAAGTTTGTTTTTTCAGACAGATTTGGACCTAAAGGTAAAAAAGGAAAAACCTTTGCAGACATATCTAAGAAAGTTAAAAAGAAATACAAAGATAGAGAAGGTGACGCTGCTGCTAAAAGAGCAATGAACCAAGAGCTATACGCACTTGCTAATCAACAAGAGGAGCAAAAAGAAACTAAGATGGCTATGTTGCAAGCAAAAATGGATGAATTAAATCCACAAGGAGCTGCACCGCAAGGTCCTATGCAAACGCCAATGACAGATCCTATGATGCCACAAGCAGATATGGGAGCAGGAACAATGGACCCGTCTATAATGCAACAGCCTCAATCAATGATGCCGCAAAAAAATGGTGGAATGTTATATAAAAACGGTGGTAAAATATCTTACAATATTGGAGGAATTACTCCAGCACAAGGATATACTTTACCTCCAGTATCACAAGTACGTCTTAAACAAGTAATTGACCACGCTTATAAAACAGATCCTGGAATGTTTAGTAAATACGGATTAGATGACAGGTTTGGAGCAGAATACTCTGCAGCGTATGATAAATATAAAGACTTTGATGCTATAAAAGGAACTGCAGCAAACACTACTGGTGTTTTTGCACCAACAACAAAGGTATCAGACCCTAATGCAGCTAATACATCTTATGCTAGAGAACTAAGACAAGCTGCAGCAGACGATGCTGCTAGAAAACAAGCTTTATTAGATGCAGAAAATGAAAGGCAAAAAGAAGCAGACATAAGAAAAAGAAACGCACAAATATATTTTGGATCTTTTGCTAATTCTGCTCCAGATTTGTACAATTTATATCAAGGTATTAGAGGACCTGAAGACATTAATTTAGCTAAATTTAATCCAGACTTTATTAGTTTAGAAGAGCAAAGAAACATTGCTAGAGTAAATGCTGCTAATTCACAAGCTACACAACGTGAAAATGTTAGAAATACAGCACAGAGTTCAGGAGCAGCATTAGCTGGAATGACTGCAGGTACAGCAGCAATTGATCAAAATTTAGGTAATATACTAAGACAATCTGCTGTAGATGAAGAAACTACAAATACTCAAATAGCTAATCAAGCTAAACAATATAACATTGGAGTTGACAATAAAGAAACAGAACTTGGTCTAATGGCAGACGCCAAAGCACAAGAAGCTATTGCTTCTGGATTAGCTGGATTAGGTAGAAATGCTGCAGGAGCATTAAAAGATACAAGAATGAGTAACCAAGTTGATAAGCTAAATGACATACAGCTTGAGGCCATTAATAATATTCTAAGTAATTACGAGTATGACAAAACTGGTAAGATTAGATTTAAAACAACTGGATAAAATAAAAAAAATTATGGGAGCAGGAGCTATAAATCCTTTTTACAATCCTAGACAAAGTACTCCAATGAGTCACTTTGTAGACGAAAGTTTACCTATAGACCTTTTGTTAAAGGCAGGTGTAACTAAACAAGGTCAATATGACCAAACACAAGCTGGCATTGACTTGTTAGGAAGCTTTGATCAAGATGCTCTTAAAGGTAGAGATACAGAATACGTTGATTCAGTAAAAGAAGACGTGTCTAAATTTGTTGATTCTACTTTAGGTAAAGACCTTGCAGATAGTAGTATAGCTAGAGAAGCATTTAGATTTGCAACTAAAATACAACAAGATAAAAAATTAAAAATAGCAAGAGAAAACTTAGCTGCTGTACAAAAATTAAAAGAAGAAGCTGCAGAGTTAAGAAAAAAGAAAGAGCTATTTACACCTTCTTATGCAACTGCAATACAACAAATAAGCAACTACACAAACACTGCAGGAGAAGTATCAAGTATAGGAGATTTATTTGTAGAAAAAGAACTTGATAGACGTAAAGCAAGAGAAGCTTTTTTCAATAATGCTTCTGCAAGTTTCCATGAAGGCTTTAAAAATATAGAAGGTCTAATAATGAAAGTTGGAGTAGGAGGAATAGATACAGCTCAAATACAAAGCCTTGCTAATTTAGGATTTAGTGATTATTTAGCTAGTAATGCAGGACAACAAGATGTTGACTACTATGACTATTTAGTTAAAACTGGACAAACTCCTACAGATAGATTTGGTAAACCTATTACAGATGGATCTAGATATGTATTAGACCAAATGGTGCGTACAGGATTAGAAAGAGTACATAATAAATCAACTATAAGCTTTAATAAAGGATTAAATGAACTAAGCGGAAAACCAAAAAACCCACAAGATGGTGTAATAACTAGAACACAATCAGGAACTCTTGAAGACACTAGTTACTGGGACTTAATAGACCTAGCATCAGAAGGTAAAGGTAACGCGTCTGTACAAGCACAGTCTTTACTAGCACAGATACATGATAAAATGGACAAAGATCCAACTATATCTGGGTCTAGAGACAAGATAAAAGCACTTACAACTGGTAAAGCAGTACTTAATAAAGACGGTAGTGTTAGAGAAAAACCTTCACAAGGAGGAATGACTTTAGCAAGAGAAGGCGCATTTGATGGTGCATTTGATCATATCAAATTAAATGGAAAAGATAATGTAAAAAAACTTGAGAACTATGTTAAAAATAACATATATAAGTTAATTGAAAAAGAAGCAAGTGCAGGTAACACTGAATTTTTTGATAATCTTACATTTGATAGCTCAGAAAATTACGGCTTTCCTACTACTGGAAGCGCACTGTTTGGTAACGTTGCTGAAGTAACTGAAGAAGGTATTGCATTTAGAGGCAGTTCTGAAGTATTTAGGTGGAACGAAATGGGCATAGATACTAAATCAAAAGAAGGTATGCAGTTTATTGCAGACGCTATGGGTCCTCATTATGGAGGACCACTAGATACTAAACAGCCTAATAAAGTGGCTAGAGCAATTGGAGATGTACTTAATTCTTATGTAGATGAAAAAGGCAGTGCTGTGGATAAAACCATGGCTTATTCAGATGATGCATTAGACTATATAAAAAATATAGCTTATGACATAGCTAAAAAAAGAGATGAACTTTCAGACGGTACTGTTGTAACTCCTCAAAAAGTTTGGATGCCTACAGATCCAAAAGCTGCTGATGATATAAGTGATGTACTTGGAAGAGATAATTTTGACGCTGAATTTACAGTATTTGAAATAAGTGATGAAGGGTTACCAGTAATGTTATCCCCAACTGATGATGGTTACAAAGCATTTAGAAAAGGTGTCGCAAATAAAAATAAATTTACTACTAGAATAGGTGTAGAAGGTGATAAATTTTTAGAAGTTACAACCAGTCCTCAATACACAGAACATGGTACGCTAATTAAAAACTCTGTAAAAAAATACCAAATACAAGAAAATTCAAATGAAGCATCTGGTGTGATGAAATATTTATATGATTCATACTTAGGACAAGGTACTTATGATGAAGCCTCTGCTATACAAGGGTTACAAACTCTAACAGATAACAGTAAAAGTGTTTTAAATATAAGAGGATTTAACAGGTTATTTGATGCTAACGAAAGTGCAGAGATAGAAAACAAAGGTATAGGGCTTAAAATAAATGATTTTAGAGGATATACTTCTTATTCTAATCCTGCAACACCTTCTATGTTTACTTACAGTCAATCAAAAATTCCAGTATCAATAGGTAAAGTAATGAAAGACATGAAAGGAGCACAAATGAAACCTAAAAATGCAGACATGTTTGCAAGAATTTTTGCACATAATTTAAGCTATACCAGACCAAAAGCTTTAGAAGGTGAAAATACAAGAAACATGTATTTACCTCCTACTGATAGTAACCCTGACGGAGGGCAAGTTTATCAAATACTAAATAAGTTTTTTAGCGGTACTACTTTAACTAACTCAGAAAAAGAACTAGCAAGTGCAATTAAAAATAGACCTATATTAGGCTATAATGATGTAAATGAAACAAAGAATTTAACATTACTTTTAGCAGGTATATTAAAAATAGATTAAAAGAAGCCAACTTAAATGGGAGATAATAAAAAACTAGGATTACACGATAAACTAGCAGAAGAATACGCAAAGAACGTTTCTAGAAAAAGTATAATTAAAACAAGTCCTTCTTTACTTCCAGGAGAAGTAAAAGAAATGACTGGTGGAGTTGACTTTGAAAAAGTAGCAGAAAAGTTAGGAGGACAAGTAAATATATTTTCTGGAGATCTTCCTTACAAACTAGGAGAAGCACAAAGCGCACCAGAAAAATGGAAAAACTTTAGTGCACAATTAGGGGCAGAAGTGTTAGGAGGTATAATTGAAGGCGTTGGTTATCTTGGAGACATTGAAGGGCTGCGAGGTATGTATAACAAAGATCTTACTAATTGGGGTAACTGGTTATCTAATTTAGGTACTTCAATGAAAGAAGGGTCTAGAGAACACTTTCCAATATTTGGAGCACAAGATGAAGGTAGTTTAGGTTGGTGGTTAAGTAATGGTGTGTCTGTAGGTTCTACACTTTCACTTATGATACCTGCAGTAGGTACTATTAGAGGTTTAGGAATGATAGGTAAAGCTCTGGGTCTTACTGCTAAAGGTGTAAAAGGAGCAGCAGTAATGAAAGGAATGTCTGTTTTTGGACAAGCTTTTGTTTCTAGACACATGGAAAACATGATGGAAAGCCATCAGCTTTGGGAAAGAGTAAGAAATGAAGCATTTCAAAGAGGTACAGGTTATGATGAAGCTAACTATTTAGCATCAAAAGCAGCTAGTAGAACTTACGTAAAGAACTACAATTTAATACTTCAAGATATATTTCAATATTCAATAGGTGCTGGAGTTTTTGGTAAAGCTGGAAAATTTTCAAACCCTAAGTTAGCTGGAATGGCTAATCAAAAAATCATGCTTAATAGAGCACAAATTGGTGCAATGTATGGTTTTGATATGCTTACTGAAGGTGCTGAAGAAGCTTATCAGCACATAGTTGGAGAAGAAAGTAGATATCACGCACTTGCAGATGCAGGTCTTATATCCAAAGAAGACGCAGGAGATCGCTACAGTAAATACATGAAGAGTGGAGAACTGTGGACTAGTGCGTTATTTGGTGCTTTAGGTGCTGGAGTAATGCAAGCAAGTAGAGCAGGATTAAAAAGAACAAATCTTCCTCTTGTTGGCGGTAAAGAAGAAAGAGAAAGAGAAGAAGAACAAATAAGAGTAGCACAAGAAGGGTTTGAAAAAATGACCGCTGCTGGTATGAAGTTAAACAGCGCATTGTTAAATAACGATGAAAAAATGGCCCAAGAAGTTGAAGCTGAAAATGCTTTTAACGTTGCTTTTACACATGCTGAAAACGGTACTGAGCCAATAGGTCAAGCAAGTGTTGACAATTTAATTGAGGCTATTGACAATGCTACAGAAGAAGAAAAGCAAGCCTTTGCTCCTAACTATAGAGAAAGATTAGTTAGAATGAAGGGTGAAATGGCCAAAGTATCAAAAGACTATAAAAGAAATAGAAGAAAATACCAGCCTAGTACAGTAAGACCTATTACTTCATTCCAATACTGGAACAGGTACTATTCTGATAATTTGACTAAGCAAAAAGACGGTCTTATAAAAGAAAGAGCGAACATCCCAAGATTTAATGAATTAAGTACTAGAGGCAAAGAAAAGCTAGATAATCTAGTTAAAATAAGTGCAATTCTATCTGCAATTCAATCAACAGAAACAGCAATTAATGAAAAAATTGCAGAAGCTCCTGCACATGTAGCAGAACTTGAAAGAAGAAAAGCAAAGCTTGAAAATGATTTAGCAAAAGAAAAAGCTAAGTATGATGCATTCTTAAAAGAAGATGAATCATTTAAAACAGGAGAACAGACTGATGAAAAGCGTGTTCTAGGTATAGACGCACAAGATGATAATAAAATATTAAACGAAGTTGCAGTAAACTCTGCTGGTGCTGTAGGGCATCAAATGCAAATTATCTTATTAAATGAATTAATAGACGCTAATAATAAAGAACTAGCTAAGCTTACAAGTAAAAAAGGACAAAAAGCATATAGAGTAGTAGAAGACGCGTTTAAAGAAGCAGCTAAAAAGAAAGCAGAAGCTGAAGCAGCAGCCGCAGCAGCCGCTTATTCAGAAGAAGAAGAAGCAGCAGCAAATGAATCTGTAAACAATTCTAGAAACAACGAAGAAAAAACAGGTACTACAGCAGAAGAGGAAACAACAGAAGAAACAACAGAAGAAACTGAAGAAGAAAAGACAGGTCCTACAGGTGAAGAAACTGGTAGAGAACCAGAAGAAGAAACAGAACAAACTAAAGAAGGTCTAAAAGAAGAGCGTGATGAAAAAATAGATGAACTTGAAAAAGAACGTCAAGCCTTAGAAGAAGAATTAAGAAAATTAGAAGAAGAAGAAAAAACAGGACCTAAAAAATCTATTAATGACGCTATAGAAAAAGAAGTTGAAAAAAGACTTAATGAAGAAAAAGAAGAAATTGAAAATGAGTTTAGAGATGCAGGCTTTAGTGAAGAAGAGATTAAAGAAACTTTAGAACGTAAAAAAGGTTGGATAAGGGAAGAAGTAGAAGAAGAATTTGATATAAAAGAAAATGCTAAAATAGGAGAAAAAAAGCTTCTTGAATATGGAATAGAAACAAATAAAGAATACACAGCTGATGAAATAAGCAATAAGCTGTCTTTATCAGGGTTAAGTAAAACACTTTGGAATTTAATTAAAGGTACTGCTAATAAATTAGGGGTTAAAGTAGAATTTGCTACAGATTTTAAAGCTGGCAAAAATGCAGCTGGAATATTTGAACTCAAAGAAAATAAAATATACATAAATGTTGCATTCTTTGGGTATCAAGTTTCTAATAAAAAATCAAATTTAAAATCAGAACTAAGTGGACTTATACTGCATGAATTTATACATGGGGTTACGGCTTATATAACAGATAGCGTAAAGAAAAACGAGCTTTCTAAACTTACTAAAAAACAAATTGAGGCAGTTAAAAGATTACAAAGTATACTTAAAGAAGTTCAAGAAGTATTAGGTGCATTTGATATGTACAATTTTACAGATATTAATTTGTACGGTACGTATAATATAGATGAACTTCTTGCAGAATTGGCTAATCCTAAGTTTGTTGAAAAATTAAAAGGTGTAAAATCTAAAAGAGCTAAAACATTATTAGGTAAAATAAAGCAGTTTTTTGCTGATTTATTTGGAATAAGCAAAACAGCTTTTGATGAAGTATATGATGTATTTAATGAATTAGTTTCAGAGGCTAATACTGAAGCAAGAGAAGCAGCGTCACAAACTGCAGATGCTACTTATTTTAGTATCAACAAAGCTGATAGAATTGCTGAAATTAAAAAACGTCTTGGTCAAATAGATAATGACATAAAAGCTATAAAAAGTGATTATGCAAAAAGAATAAAAGCAGCTCCTAGTAAAATTGAAGCTAAAGCTGAAGAACCGTCTACAAAAACTGAAAAAATAGGAGAAAAGCAAATAAAAAGAGATTTTGAAAAGCTGAACAAAGCAAAGACTAATTTAGAAAAATTAAATATAATAAACAGAATTAACACGAATGTAGCAAAGGGAGCAGTTTTAACAGAAGCCCAAAAAAATACAATTAAAAAAATAGAAAAAGAACTTGAAGCTGAAGGCTATGAAACATCTATAGAAGAAGGACAAGAGTACAAAGAGGGTATGGAAGTTATTGCAACTTTTGTTCCTAGTGATGAAATTGAAGAAGGTAAAGAAATTATAACTTTTGTTACAAAACCGCAAATAAATAAAAACGGTAAAAAAGTACAAACAGCTGAAGTAACAGTAAGCGTAGGATCAAAACCAAAATCTAATAAAAACACTGGAATTCCTGAAGAAGAAGCAGGAGATGTATCAAGCTTAATAAAACAAGCTGAAGAAGCAAAAGCTAAACGTGAAGGAGTTACTCCTGAAGCTGTACAAGAAGGTATTGCTGAAGAAGAAGCAACAGACGCATCAGATTTAATAGCGCAAGCTGAAAGAATTGCAAAAAAGAGAGAAGAAGAAAACAGAAAAAATACTATAAAACATGATGATGTATTAGTTACTGCAGTCTCTACTGAAATAGGTACTCCTAATAATCCTACTAATGATGAAATTAACACTGAAATAGAAGACGGTCCTAACTTTATAGTTGAAACAGGATACGGAATAGCTTGGAGATCAACAAATTTAGAAAATACAAAAGACAAAAGTCTATTTAGAAACCCTGAAGAAGCTATAGCTTTAACTCAGTTTTTTGAAGACCCTAATATAAATGTTGAAGATTACGGTGCACAGCTTTATGTAGACCCTGTACTACTTGAAGAGTGGGCAACTAAATTTAAAAAAGATTCACAAAAATCAATTATAGCAAACAAAATTAAAAACAAAGAGCCTCTTACAGATGAAGAACTTGGGATAGTTCCAGTAAGAGGGGCAATTATAAATAAAAAAGGAGAAAGAGTATTAGTAAATGGAGTTAAGCTAAACATGGAAGTCCATGATACTACTTTTCCGCGGTGGTACGGTCTTCCAGAAGATAAGCAGGAAATAGCAAGAGCAGAAGTTGTAGAAATTAAAAAAGCAGTAATTGAATCTGTATACACAGGTAAACAAGCGTATGTAGAGTTTGAAGGGCAAAGGTCTGGTACATTAATGAAAGACCCTTTAAATGAAAGGTATTTTAAAAACCTTGAATTAGTTTTAAATGTAGTTCCTGAAGATATTAAATTTATAGCTGGAGCTAAAGCAGCGCCAGGACAAAAAACAGGTATTTATATAGACTCTAATAAAAACAAAGTTGAGGAATTAGATAACGTTTCTTCTACTCCAGGAGCTATATATGCGCTAGTACAAAGAGGTAACGGAGAAGCTTTTCCATTAAGACTATTTACTCCAGACCTTATAATTGAAGAAATTAATTTAATTTATGACATATACGTTAAGACTTTACAAGACAAAAACACTTACAAAGAATCTTTAAGTAAACACACTGATTTATTAAATTATATAAAAACATCAAGTAATAAAAGAATTTCTGGATTAATAGATTTAGTAGATGTTGAAGTTACTTCACTTCAAGATTTACTATCAATGTTAGTATTTGAAGGTAAGTATACTAAAACATTAGGCGGGGGTAGGCTTTTGTCTAGCCCTGCAGGAATACAAGCAGGCGGTACTTGGATACCTACAAATGTATTTCTAACTGAAAAAGGTAAAGAATCATTTGTAAGAGCATTGTCTAAGAAAAGAAGACAAATTAATATAGATAAATTATCAGACCCTGTATATAAAGCCTTTATAGTTAACAATAACTTAGTTCAAACTACAGTTAAAGAAGGATTACAACAAAACCGTGATGGTAAATCTAATTTATTTAAACAGCCTACAGTTTTATTTAGTAAAGTAGAAATAGCAGATTCTTCAGTTTCTGCAAGCGGTTTTAATTTTAAAACTAAATCAGAAGAAGTTACTAAAGAAGAGGTAACTGAAACAGAAGAAACTACAACTGATACAGCTACTGAAGGTTATAATTTTAATCCTACAAATATATCTGAAGAAAAAAGACAAGAAGCTAAAGAATATGTTTTAAAAGAATTAGGTGATCCTATATCAATAGAATTTGAAGATGGTGATAAAGTTACGTTTGAATTTAGTAATAAGATTATATATCATAGTCTGGATATTGCAAAGCAAAATTTACGTAAAGAAGTTGACGCAAGCTATGACTTAGAGAAAAAGCTTTTGATAGGTTTAAATAAACTTGCAGAAGAAAACCAAGCTACAACTGATACAACTACTGAACAAAAACCAGGAACAAGAAAAGACTTTAAAGTTGGGGATAAATTTAATTGGAACTTTGATGGAACTATTGAAGTTACAGTAGTGGCTGTAGATAATGACAGTGTTACTACAAGCTATATAGACCAAAATGGTAAAAAGAGAGAAAAGAAACAAGGTAAAATAGGTTTATTAAATTCTCTTAACAACACTAAAGAGGGTATTTTTACTGAATTAGGACAGCCTACTTCTCTAGAAACTACTGAAGTAGTAGACACAAGTAGTACAGAAAGTATTATTGAAACTAGTAGAGATGTTAGTGAAGCTTATCCTGAAAGAGAAGATTTTGATATTGAATTAGGTAAAAAATTACAAAATCTATTTGAAAAACTCTATCCTGAAATTACATTAACTATTGCTGAAAATCCTGTTTGGGAAACTGAATCTACTTCTGTACTTAATCAAGAAGTATTGGATTTTGCTAGTACTAATGAGATTGAAGAAATGAAAGCTAGGGAGTATTATGAAAAGCTAATAAACAGGCTTACAACTCCTACTAGATTTTCTAAAAAATCTATTCAAAAAGCAATAAGGAGTGTTGCTAATGAAGGAGTAGAACTTAGAAAAATTAAATTAACAGATAAAGAAATAGAAAGTTTAGAAAAACAAAATAAATATACAAAAGAAAGTGCAGGGCTAAAGTCTTTTAAAATACTAGCTGAAAAATATAAAAAACAAAGAATAGCTTTATCAGCTCCTATAAAACTTGATGGTGTTAAAGGACCAGAATTAAATATTTTAAACACTGTCAGAGAAAGTATTAAAGTAGACAACCCTAAACTAAAAAGCATTACAGCTGAAGACTTTATTAAAGAAGTTCAAGTATTTTTAGATGCAGGTTTTGTTTTAGGGTTTGCACAAGAAAAACAGTATTTAACTTACAGACTAGATCAAACATTTAACAGGACAGCAGGCGTTAGGCACAGAAAAGTATCATTAAGATATAATGATGAGTTTTTTAACATGCACTCTCATTTTCCTCTATCTCCATCTGCTTGGGGTAACATCACTTACTTTAATTCAAAGCCTCTTAGTAGTGAAGAAAGTACAGAAGGAATGCCTTTATCAGAAGAAATGGCTTTTATAAATGAAATGGAAAGTGATAAAGAACGTTATCAAGACGCACTTGCTCCTGACGCTGTTTTAATGCATGAAATACAGAATGATTTTTTTGAAAGGTTAAGAGAAAGTGTAAAAGAACAGGACCCTAATAAAATAAGAATTGGAGACTATATAAGGATAATGTCAGAAATAAAAAGATATCCAGTTTTTTTAATGGATGCTTTTGAGGACGTACTAAAAGAAGTAAGAGATTGGGAAAATACAGGAATTGATCAATCTACAGCTATCCAAGATTTAACAAACTGGGATAAGAACTTTAAAATTAAGGCATATAGACAAAGAATAGCAGAAAGAGTAAATTTACTAAGCAGCTCAATAAAAGACAATAAAAAAAGTGTAGAAATAGCAAAAGTTAGAAGAGAAAACCTTAAAAGGTTTTTAAGACATTTAAAAGAAGTGCAACAATCTGGAAAATTAAATGAAATTGTTGACAAGCATTTACCTGAAGGTCTTACAAAAAACATTAGAGTATCAAAAGAAGTTAATGCAAATATAATTTCAGATTTATTACAAGGGTTTAATGTAGTTTTAGATTATTATGATAATGAAACAAGTCTTGACTACTTAGTTCCTGGAGAGCTTTTATTTGAAAGCAAAGAAGTAAAAATAAAATATTTAGAAGAAAACCCACAAACTCAAATAAGTGTAGATCAATTTTTACGTAGAGGCGTAGCATACCAAATTAAAAGCGGTAGTAATTTAGAAGAAGATACATACAATCTAGAAACTGGAAGGATGCCTGCTAGACTTTTTGCTAAATCTAGAAAACAATTTGCTGCTGCTCTTTTAGCTAAAATAAGAAAAGAAGCTGTTAGAAGAATAAAATTAGATAATCAAGAAGTATTAAATGCTGTAATAGGAAATAAAAACTTTGCTGCTAATAATAGATATGCTGCTTTATCAGATCAAGAAATAGAAGCTACTTTTGAAAAATTATTTACAGAGTACAATAGTTTAAAAGAAGAATTAGAAGGAAACATTGAAGCTAAAAGAAAAAAAATTGAAGCAATAACTAAAGATAAAAACAACATTGAATTTACTTATGCTAATGTATTATTTCACAAACTAATACAAAGCGTTATTAAAGAAAAAGGTAAAGACTTTCCTATTTACTTTACAGGACAGCAAGCTACTATGTTAACACAAGGTAGCGAAAGATCAGCTGCTTTATACGCAGGTCCAGAAGAAGTTAAAAAAGGATTAGCAACAAAAGTAGGTGTAATGTACTTAGCACTTAAAAAAATACCAGGAGTTAAATTACAATATGTAGAAGAAATACCTGGATTAAATAGAAGCGGTACTATTAGTTGGGAATCTTCAGGAACACAAGACAGGCGTACTGTTACAGGAGGTTATAGAGTAGATATTTCTGGTTATGAAGAAACGGCCCCACTGCTATACCAAAGAGATGCTGTTGGTAAAATTGTAGGACAAGCTAATATAGAAGCACTTACTGTATTAATTGATGCAGCTAATCAAAAGCAAGACACTTTACCACATGAATATGCACACCACTATATAAGAATGTGGCGTAGTTCTCCTATTGTACAAGAAGGGATAAAAAGATTTGGATCTGAAGAAGCTTTAGTAGAAGCTATTGGTAAGCAAGCTGTTGAATTTGTAAAAACAGGTAAAGTAGGAGAAGCGCTTAAATGGTGGCAAAAGTTTGCTAAGTGGATACTTAGTAAATTAACAAACCAAGAAGTATTAGATGTTTTAACTGATGCTGTATTAACTAGACAAGACTTAACTAGCTTTAATGAAAAAATACTAGAAGCGCAAGATACTGATAGAGCAGAAAAGGAAGAAGTTAAAAGTAAAGAAGAAAAACTTAGACGTGCTGCTCTAGAAATAGAACAGGAAGGTATATCACAAAGACAAAGAACAATAACTAATCAGCTAGAAGAATTAAAAGCTGTAAAACATGAAAAAACTTTAGAGGCTCTTTTAGATAGTAATCTAACTGATGCAGAAATTAAGCAGATAATGGCTGAAGAAAATCTTTCTTCTAAAGAAGAAGTTAGAGCAGCCCTTAAAGATGAAATAGTGTCTCAAATGAACACTAAATCTGCACTTCCTAAAAAGCCTAGCCTTTTACAAAGAATTGCTTCTGCTATTAAAAACATGCTTATAGGGTTTTTAATTACAGCTACATTAGTATCTACCTCATCTTTCAGTGTACGTAATGAACAAGTTGGAACTTACGGCTATGATAATTTAGTAGTAAATAATTTAGAGTCTTTTACATCAGTAAAACTTTCTCAAGATGAGTTAAATAAGTTAGACAATGTAACTAAAATTACAAAAGCTAATGAAAACACAGCTGCGCCATATGTTATTGTAGACAAAAGCGTAGGAATAGCTCACTTGTATGAAGACGGAGAACTGGTTACTAGTTACCAAGTAGGTACAGGATCAGCTGAGGGGGATAAGCAAACCACACTTAAATCCGCTTACTTTAATTCTTCAGGAGTAGAAGTTGGTTTGCAAAAAGCCACATATCTAGAAAACGGTACTAGGTATTTAAGAGATGGTTATACTTCTAAAACTAACTGGTCCCAAGGTAATAAGCAAACAGGTGCAGGAATCTACACAATAGACAGAAAAGGTAAATACAAAGGAGATAAGGCTTTCTTTTTAAAGAATGAAGGGGGGCTTAATGTTCCATCTATTTTACACAAAGTACCTAACAGTGTAGTAAGAAAAAGAAAATTAAATGACAAAGACAGTACAAACAACAGGTTTAGTAATGGGTGTTTTAATTTTAATGTAAAATCTCTTGAAGATTTAGACGCTAGAGGATTGGCTCCTAATTCTAAAGTTTATGTATTGCCTGACAATCCAAATAACAAATTTGAATTTGTTGATAATGAGTTAGTATTCAGATCCAGAGATAGTTTAGTAAATAGAACTCCTTATTCTTTTGAATCTCAGCCTATTACAATAAAAGCAAATAATTTATCACAGTTTCACGAATTTCCTGAAACACAAAAAACCATAAAAGGGTACATACAAACTATTGCAAATCACAAATCTGATTTAATGCAGATGTTCCCAACTGTATCTAATGATATATACAACGAAATTGCAACATTAGCTTATGGTATTTTAGGACAAGAATCTTCATTTGGTACTTATGGAGGACTTAGAGGACATGAAGGATTACTTAGAGATAGGGCACAAGTTGAAATAAATAGAATTACAGGTAGAGAAACTCGTACACCTTCTGTAGGTATTACCCAAACAAGAATATTTAGTGTACCTAAAAAAGTAAGAAAAAAGTTTAATATAAATAAAACTGAAGATCTTTTCGGTAATTACAATAACAGAAACTCTGCTTTGGCTACTATGGGTATACTTTTAGATATCTACGTTAACCAAACACCTTCTACACGTAAAAGTGAATTTAAAACCATACTTCCTCTACTTTATTCTAATCAGCGTAAAACAGCTGCAAAAGTATTTAAAGGTGAAAAAGTAACTAATGAGTACGTAACTAATGTACTTAAATACGCAGAAGAAGTTGATGTTTACTTAGGTACAAAAGAAATCAATAATCTTCAAGAAAATTCTCCACTATCTCCAAAAGATAGTACTCAAATAGGAATGGCGGGAGTGCTTTTCTTATTTAGAAGAAAAAGAAGAGAAGATACAAATATTGAAGAAATTGACGCAGAAATAGATAGACTAGAAAGAGAGTATAAAGCATTAAATCAAAGAGACTTATACATTAAAGCTAAGCTAGGTATTGAACTAGAAAAAATTAGGGTAGAGATGGAAGCTATTCCAGCTGAATCTTTAGCAATCTTAGAAAAAATGCGCGCAGACTCTAAAATTGTTGTGTTAGAAAATGAGAATGATGATTTCTATATACATAAAAATATACCTGGAAAAGATACTAAGTTTTTACAACTTATTAGAGTATCTAAAATAGTAACTCCTACTACAAACCGTACAGCTATTATGGAGACAGGAGCAGCTTTAGGTAGAAAAGTTGATAGAGTAGTTAGAGATTTCTTTAATGAAAAACTAAAATCACACACACATTACAAACTTGCAAATAAAGAAGAGTTTGAAGGATTTATAGAGCAGTTAAAAGTGTTAAGACGTAGATTTGAAGCTAATAATGAACATGTAGTTTCTGATGAAATAACGTTACATAACACTGAAATGGGAATAGCTGGTACTACTGATCTTATCACAATAGATAATAAAGGTGTTTGGAGAATTTATGACATGAAGGGTCAAAAAGGTAACAGACTAAAAGAAAGTTATAAAAGTGACCCTGGAACAGCTAAATATGACAGTACTTTAAACGGTAAAATTAAATCTGAAAGACAGAAACATAAAGAACAACTTTCTTTATACAGAATGTTAATGTATAAAACATACGGAGTATTGGCTAAAAATTTAGAAATAATTCCAATACAGTTACAATATGAAGAAAATGATACTAAAACAAAAGTATTAGATTTAAAAACAAGTATTGAGCACACTCCTTCAAATGATGTTTTAGGTTACTCTATTACTGCTAATAGTTCTAGCGGTAAAGAGCACATAAGTGTTGAAGATAACAAAATAACACATACTCCAGATGTAGGATTAGACGGTAATCCTGTTGGAGATGTGTCTGATTTATTAAAAGCTGTAGAAAAGAAACAATCAGGTATTGATGAAGCATTAAGCAACCTTGATGCGCTTAAAAAATCAACAGAATCAAAAAAACAAACGCCTAATACTGATGAAGCGTTTAAAGTTAGAGAAGCAGTTGATGAATCTACTCCTATAACTGAAGAAGAAATTAGAAAAGTTGAAGAAATAGTTCCTGAAAATATGAAAGTAGAAGTAGTTAAAGATTACTTAAGATTACTTTCTGGAGGAAGAAGAGTTGTAGGTATGTTTACTGATAGTATGATTAAAATAAGCACATTAGCAAAAACTGGAGACGCTTTCCATGAAGCTTTTCACGGAATATTTAGAACAGCTTTAACTGAAGCAGAGCAGTCAGAACTAATAGAAGAAGCTAAAAGCTTGTTTTTAGGGCCACTTGAAGAGCAAATTGAAGACTTCCAAAAAAGACACAAAGCAAGTAGAGAACATGCAATACGTCTTTTTTATGAAGAACAACTAGCTGATGAATTTGCGCTGTTTATGAAAAATCCTGAAACTTATAAAGCAATAACGCCTAAAACTAAACATGAAAATTTATTTAAAAGGTTATTTACTTGGTTAAAAGAGATAATACAAAGACCTAAAAATTATAAAACTTTGTTTGATAAAATACAGCAAGGTAAGTTTAATAAAGCAGAAAGCATTGACTTAATGATGCAAGCTGGAGTGATTGAACAGGTAAACAATATTACTAAAAAGCGTTGTTAACCAAGGTTTTATTTTTTAATTTTATACAAATTCCTACTTATGAAATGTGTTATAAATTACAAAGGAAAAGAGTTCCAAAATCAAAATGAACTTAAAGATTATTTAAGGGATAATGACATAAGGGGAGTCAATTTACAAAGAGAAATTACTTACACTGTAGATTCTAGTTTTACTAGTGGGCAGCAAAAAGAAATAACTAATTCTGGTGCATACTTTGTATACCTTTCAGCAGGTAGAAATGTTGAAGCTATTGCTGATATGGATCTTACAGAGCTTTTAACAGACTGGGTATTAAAAGCATCAGCAAGCAAGCCTGCAGGCAGTGTTTATAGAGATAGATTTAAAGAAGTAGGAGAAATGGTTCCTTTCTTTGTACAAGAAGTTAAAAAGTTTTTTAAATCAAAAGGAATTTCAATATCTGAATCTTTAGTAGAAGATGAAGACGGTAATTTTTTTACAGAAAATAAACTAACTCTAACTACTAAAAGCAAAGCTAGCGCACAAGTAAGGGCATTTATTTCAATGATTCCTGAACAAGTCAAAAGTGCAAAAGGAGGAACTGTAAACAATACAGATACATTTTTAGGGACACCTAAGTTTGTTGAAGAAGGTCAAATGTATAATGATATACAAACCATCTTAACAGATATGGCCAATCCTACTTTGGGTAAAATGATTAAATTACTAGAAGAGGAAGGTAAAGTTAAACCACATTTAAACAGAGTAGTAGATGGACTAAAACAAAAAATCATCAATAAACAAGAAGAACAAGTTTTTGATGAAAAATTAAGAACAAGTTTTTTTAATGTATTTGCTAACGCATCTGTATCTTATTTAACTCTAGTTACTGAAGAAGCAGAAGAAGGTAGAAAATATAGAATAAGTACTTCTGATCCTTCATCTAAAACAGAAATGTTAAAAGAAGAGTGGTTTCAAAATTTTAAGATGATTAATGGTAATGATGTTGGTAGTAAGACATTTTACCAAGAAAGTGACAAAGGAGGTAGACTTACAACTATTTTAGAAAGATATGCTGAGTTAAAAGAAGAAGTTGAAAAATTAAAAACAAAAGAAAAAAAACCAGGTAGAAGAAATGCTGTAAGTGAAAATGACGTTAAAGTACTTAAAAGTAAAGTCATAGAGTTTTTTAATAAAGTAATAGGTATAGAACTAACTTCTCCTGGATTAAATAATTTTTTAAGAAAAGAATACGGCAATGCTACAACTGCTATGTCTGTACATGCTATGCTGACTAGTAGAGAAATGCAAGGAGTGTTTAATGATATAGCAGCTAAAAAAGAAGAAATAGTACTTTACGGTGATACAATTATAGAGCAAGGAAAAGGAAATAACGTAATAGAAGACAACCAAATAATAACAACTTTAGCAATAAGACAAGGTGAAGTAATGTTTAATTTTGGTGACGCTACTACATTAGGTCCAGAAGGTAATCAATATTCACTTTATAGTGACCCTTCTTTAATTTCACAACTAGTAAATGAACTTAATACTGACTTTGAAAAAGCTTCAGGTGAAATAAGAAGTGCTGTTTGGAGTTCAATTTCTAGAACTTTAAATTGGATGGAAGAAGATCCAAGTAGAAAAATAAGAACTTTTGTTTTTAATAATTTTAAAAGTCTTGATAAAGGAGACCAAGGTATAAAAGTTAGTAAACTTTCTGAAATAGAAGCAATTATAGCTGATGTAAATATTCATTTAATGGATAATAAAACGGCTGTTTATACAGGTATTGCAGAAGCAGATAAGCAGGAACAAGTTGCTATGAAAGGCGGTAAGTTTGAAAAAGCTGGATTAACTTTTAACGAACAAGGAAAAATAACAGTTAGTAATGACAATGCTGTTAATATTTTAATGGAGTACTTTAAAGCTGAATTAACCAGGATGAGGTTAATTTATGAAAATATGTACGGTGAAAATAAAATTGATAAATCAGAGTACATAGAATACTTACATACAGACAGAAATTTATTACAATCCTATTTGTTTCCTGAATTTAGTAAAACTAACGAAGAAGGAGAAACGCTTTTAGAAGAATTAGGATTAGTTGAAACTATAAATGGTAAAAAAGTAGCAAAAAAAGTTACAGAAGAAACTGGTAACAACAAAGAACTTAGGCTAAGAATTAGAAGAGCTTTTGTAAATGCTGTACAAAGTGATTTACAAGTATTAGAAGAAGTTGATGTTATTAGCATTACACAGCAAGGAGAAAAAGTAGTTGCTGTGAATAAAGCAATTGATACTACTGTTGCTGCTAGATATGATGACATAAGAGAAGCTGCTGCAGATTATACTCTAAATAGTATAATTGGTAGTATTGAAATGACTATGTTATTCCACGGTGATCCTGCTGGATTTAAACCTAAAACTAACAAGGAAACAGGAGAACCTTTAGATTTGTTTTCTGATTTTAAAAAGAGAGCATCTTTTGTTAATGCGGGGGGTACTATGTCTAGAATTTATGGTGATGTAAAACCTACCTATACTACAAGCGTTACAGATGAAGTTATTGCTCCTTCAGCTTATTTTTTTCCTAGAAAAACAAAACAGACTGCTCCTGCATTTGAAGACCAAGTTTCTCAAGAAATGTTTGGAGAAAACGATGTTATGGTATTTGGAGCAAATTCAGCAGGCGGTCATGGACAAGGTGTTGCAGCTTTAGCTTATGCAAACACTACAGAAAACTACCGTAGCTGGAATCCTAATTTAGTTAATGACATTCAGAGTAAAAAAGTAGGCGATTTTGCTATTGCTGGAGAAGTTGGATTAACTGAAGGTAATAAAGGTACTGGATACGGATTAGTAACTAAAAATGCGTCTGTTCAAAACGGAAGATTAAAAATAGGTACTCCTAAAAATGAAGCAGAAATGCTTACTGAAATTGAAAAACTTTATGAAGTAGCAAGAGATAATCCTGATAAAAATTTTATTATACCTTATAATTCAGACGTTAATTTAAATAAGAAAAGTCTAAAAGAATTAGCTGATATGTTTGGTAAATTTCCAATACCTAGCAATGTAGTTTTTGGAGATAAAATGTTAGCTGAATTAAGCAAAAGAAACCTCAATACAGCCTTAATTGATAGAATGACCAAAGCCTTTAACATGGGCAAGGAAAAAGACGAACAACTTACTGCAGCAGAAATTACTGAATGGGTAAAAGGGTATAAAAACATAAATATTGCAGATGCTCAAGCTTGGATTACTTTAGACTTATACAGACAGAGAATGTTATCTTGGTCTAAATGGAGTGATGAACATGAAGAAGCTTATAACAGATTAAAAAACGGAGAGCTTTTATTTCAAGACACTAAGCTATTTATGCAACCTATAAAAACTGTACATGTTGAGCCTGTACTTAAGCACGGACACAGAACTACACATTACCATAAACAGTCTGAAGCTGTTATAGTTCCTGGAATGTTTGCTGCATTAGACGCATTACAAGAAGCTAATCCAGAAACAGACCATTTTGTGACTATAGATGGTAAAAAAGTTGGAGCTAGTGGTGTTACTAAAATAAATGATGGAGACCAATTAGTTGCTGCAGAAATGCCTTTTGTTCAACTAAAGACTAAGTACGTATACTTACAGCAAGATTTAAAAGCTAAAGGGATGGACGACACTCTTGTAGGTTCTCAGCTAGTAAAGAATTTACTTTCTCAAATATTAAAAAATGGATTTTATGAAGTAAACTTTGGAGGAATTACACAGCAAATGACAGGAGAAATGTTAGTTGCTGAATATCATAGAGTAATTTCAGAATTATCTAAAATAGGTAAAGATAAACTAGAGCAGACTTTTGGATTTCATTTAAATGGAACTATAAACAAAGAAAAATTTAATGATTTTTTAAGTAAAGCACTTACTGACGAATTAACTAATTCTGAAAAAGCTTTATTAGATACAGGAGTATCAATAGATGCAATGCCTGCAGTTAGAAAAAAACTAGAAAACAAAATAGCAGCAGAAGTATTAAAAGCTTCTGTAAAATTAAAACAAACAGGAGGTGCTTTTATACAAATGTCTAATTTTGGTACTTTACAAGATACTATTTCTTTAGATAAAGAGACCAAAGACGGCATCATATGGTTCAAAGACCCTAGAGAAGGTCTAAGTCCAATGAAGCTAGAAGAAAAAGAAGGGGTATTTTACACTAAAAAAGCTCAAGTACTTATAGCACATAGTGCTTTATTAAATTTAATAGGTCCTAAGTACAAGTCAATGACTCCACAAGAGATAAAAGATGCAATTGATCCTTCTGCACTTGAAGGTATTAGTTACCGTATTCCTAACCAGGCTACATCATCTAATGATTCTTTTGAAATTGTAGGTATACTTCCAAGTCATATGGGAGATACTATTATAGCATACAATGAAATCACTGCAAAAACTGGGTCTGACTTTGATATTGATAAAGCTTTTGTAGTAATGCCTAATATAGAATACAGAGACGGTAAAATAACTAGACCAAGATACCAGCATGAAATGACTGTAGAAGAGGCTTACGAAGAAAAAACTAAAAAAGACTGGTTAAAATCAGTAAGAGCAAGAGAACTTTTTACTGAACTAGAATCTCCTGAAAAATCAAAAAAGATTAAAATACAAAACGCTTTAAAGTTTGTTGCTAAAAAAGCTAGAATTAAAGCTGCTTTAGGCAAAATAGCAAATGAAGAAGAATTTACAGCATTGTATTCTACTGAATTACTAGAATATGCAGATCAAATACAAAAGTCTGTAGACTACGTTATAAGTGAAGGCATAGATCTAGGAGATGAGTTTACTTTAGATGATGCTAAAACTATTAAAAATAGTATAGTAAGTATAAAAAAAGAATTACAAGAGTTAAATGATGCTCATAAAAAAGCTGTAATAGCTAAACTACAAGAAGAAAAGGTAATGCCTACTTACGAAGAGTTTAAAAATTATCCAGCTATTAAAAGGCATACTAATGCCGCATTAGAAAACTATAGATTAGACTTAATGCAGGCTTTACTTACTGATGTAAAAACTTATCCATCAGCTATGGCTTCTTTAGATAGTCCAGTATTGGAAGATGCAGCTAAAGGACTGTATGACCAAAGCACAGAATTTGGAAATAACTTACATTTCTTTAAAGGGACTACTCAAAGAAAAATTAAAGTACTATTTGACCAATCTAAAGGTCTTGTAGGAGTTGTTGCCAACCACTTAAGCCACCATAACTCTACACAAATGGACAATTTACTACACTCTGAGTATTTAGGTGTAGGTAAGATAGTAGATGGTAAAAGTCCCGTATCAAGTATATCAGATACAGAAGGTAATGTAGTATCTAATTGGCTAAGTTTGTATATGAACGCTATTGTAGATGCAGCTAAAGATCCGTACATAGCAAAAGCCAATATTAATAATTATACAGCTCCTGTAGCATTTATGTTGTTAAGAGCAGGAGTACCTATAAAGTGGGTAAATGCTTTTATTGGACAACCTGTACTACGTAGGTTGGTAACAAAAAAGAACAAAGATGAAAGTAAAGTTGCAAAAAAATCATACGACAAAAAAGGAAGAAGACTTTTAGGAGAAGATCAGCTTATATTAGAAATAAATGAAGATTTAGAACAAAGTGGAATAGACACGTTTAAAAACGGATTTAATGAAATCAAAAAAACAGCACTAAAAAATATAGGAAAATTATCATTAGAAGATTTAGAAAAAATGGTAGAAAATCCTTTTGCAGCATCTCCAAGACGTGAAGCTTTAATATTAGCTGCTTTTCTTGACTATAAAGAAAAAGCTAAAGATTTAAATGAAGTTATTAGAGCCGCTAAATCAGATGTATCAATAGGTAAAAACTTAACTGAAGCATACATAAGAGAATTAAATCTTGCTAAAGTTATTGCAGATAATAAAATAGAAAATGTACAAAAAGCATTTGGAGTTGTAGAAATAAACGGACAAATTACAGGTCCTGGAGGATATCTTAACATTGATGACAGTAGAATGGTAGGTAGCTACCATAAAAATGCAATACAGCAGATAAACAAAATGTTTTCTAACATGTCTTTAATGTCATCTAATGCAGTTAGAAGTACCTTATTTAATATATTGTTTGCAGTTAACCCTGATAAGATACATGACAGTAAAGCTATTGATGATATTTCAAATGAAATATACTCTTATATTGCTAGTACTGAATTAGCTGGTATTACAGACGGTAATTTTAAATCTTTGTTTTTTGGTAGAGAAAGCACCGCCAGAAAAATGGAAAGATTTAAAAGATCAAATCCTACTTTTGTAGAAAATAACCTTCTTTTAAGTGATATGACTATTATTTTTAAAGATGAAAGTATTGGTATTGGATTAGATTATATTAAGTTTAGAAACAAAAACCAAGACAGAGAACTATACCAACAAGCATGGGAAGAACTGTATGAAGTAAATGAAGAACTGGCAGATGAATTAGTAAAATACGCTTTTCATGCTACAGGATTTAACAGAAACTTATTTAGTTTTTACCAATACATCCCTACTAATACTTATATAAAATCAGGGTTTGTATCTTTTATGAATGATCTTAATACAGCAGCTGGATATCCTGGATTGCTTGGTGAAAAAGCAGAAGAAACTATCATTAAACATTTATCTGAAAATAGTAGAATATTAAAAACAGTACCTAATACAGACAAAAAACCTTTAGGTAAAGGGATAAGTACAAATAAATTATTTGCTTTAAATAACAGTACTGATTTTAGTATAGGAAAAAATGATATTGGTGAAGTAGAATATGCAAGATATGTAAGAGATTCAAAAAGCAATCTTTTTAAACTTGTAGGATATACCAAAAGTAACACTGCTGTATACAGACAAATACCTAAACTAGGATTTAATTCAGCAGGAAAAGCAATTAAAGAATATGGTGTACAAACTATATTGTCTAATGATAATGTTAGTATATTTGATTCTTCAGGTACTATATTTGAAGAAAACAAAATAGACCCTTTAAACAAAGAAGCAGCCGCTGCAATAAGTAGCTTTAGACTTGTTGGCTCTAAGGAAATAGCAAGTACACTAAGAGAAGGCATAAGTAGAAATCTATCAGATAGCTACGAAAAAGCTAGAAGAAATGCAGAGTTTGAAGAAATACTTAAAAGATGTGATATATGATTTGTCCAAATAAAAAGAGTAAAGAGTGGAAAAACTTAGTAGCTAAATTAGACGGAAATACAAAAGAAGCTTACCGTATATGGGCTGAAGATCAAAAAGCAGCTAAAGGTATCCCTGAATTTAATATGGGGCAAATAGATAAATTAGTTACACGTCTACAAAGAGTGTTACCTGGAGTTTCTGTTGTAATAAATTCAGATTTAGATGTTTCTGGTAAAGTAATTAGAGAAGGGGAAAGAACAGCAAGAGTAGAGATTAATCCTGAATTATTACAAGGAGATACTATTATACATGAATTTGGACATGTTTTTATAGATTTATTAGGAGGGTTAGAAAATCCTATAATTAAAGCAGGTATTGCAAGACTACAAGGATCAACAATTGAAAAAGAAGTAAGAGAAGAATATGCTGAAGAACCTAAACAAAAGCAAGACAAAGAAATACTAGCAAGAGCAATAGGTATAGAGGGAAGTAAAATTTTTTCTAATGAAGAAAAGCAATCTGCTTTTAGAAGATGGTTAAATGGTATTTTTAGAAAATTAAAAGAGCTTATAGGTATTGAAAGAAATGAAGCTAGGTATTTAGCTTCTAAACTTTTATCAGAACATGTACATGAATCTGAATTAAAAGGTGTTATAGAAGAAGAGTTTTATTTACAAAAAGCAAAAGGACCTAATCATCAGCAACTTACTGAAAAAGAAAGATTAGTCTCAAAAGCAAAAGCCATTGTAAAAGATAAAATAGCCCAATTAGAAAGAAAAAAAATTACTACTGATGAAGATACGGATGTATCACATCAACTAAATCTTTTAGAACTTAAGCTTGAAGAATATGAAACAGAACAAGCTTTATTAGCTTATGTAACAAAAGCAGACGGCCAATTAGACTACATAAACCTTAAATTCAAAGAATATGCACTTGCATATGACACTAATAAAGAAGTTCCTGAATTAGATACTATAAAATACCTTAGAGATACTGCACAAGGTTATGATATAGCTTTAATTGAAGACATACAGCGTGAACTAGCAGACCAAGATCTTACAGAAGTTATGAATAAAATAACAACATCTATAAGACAGCTTGAAGAATCTTATAAAAAACTAGGGGATAAATATATAAAAAACGTTATAAAGCCTGATATAACAATAATTAGAGACATCTTTAAAAGAAGAGCAGAACTTGAGTTTGTAAAAGATGAAAATTTTAAAAAACTAAGAGGGCAAGAACGTGTAGATAAATTAGAAGAGTTTACAGATAAATACCTTAAAGAAAACGAACAAGAAATTAAAGATGCAACTGAAAAATATTTAGATGATTTTTTAGATATAGTACAAAAAGATATTAGTATTTGGGCAAGTTTTGTACAAAACCCTAAAGACATTAGCAATGATATTATACAAACAGTTTCTTTATGGATTGATGAAGCTGATTTTAAAACTAGAATGGAGTCTATAGCTCTTGTAAAAGAGGCTGAAAGTTTATATGCTGATTATATAGCATATTTTGGTAAAAAGAATAATCCTAAAGAACAGTGGGAACCGTTTCTTAGTAAAAATTCAGATGGTTCTTTAGCACCTAGAATAATTAGTAACTCTAGAGACATTGAAGGTGATTTAGAAAAATGGAAAGAGATAAAACAAGGAAAGTACAAAAACACTGCAGTAGAAGATTTGTATGATTTTATTGTAAAAACTCAAAATGAATCAGATAAAAAAATACCAAAAACATTTAGGCTAGGTAAAAAATTATCTGTTGTTAACAAAAACTTTTATGAAAGAGTTGCAGATACAGGTATACTTAAAGCAATTAAAGAAGGTACTATTGATTTGTTTAAACTCAGAAAAGAAGATACAGGTTTTGGTGTAATTGAAGAAACAGACGCTGCAGCTAAAAAAAGTTTAACTGATACTATAAAGGTATTAGTAAAAGGAGGACAAGAAAAAAAGCTAATTCCTATACATTTTAGAGGAGAGGAAACTATAAAAGACGATGAAAGATCTTTTGACGTACTGTCTTTAATTATATTAGAAGCGCATCAAGCAAATAATTATGCCAACAAATTTACATTAACTAATAAAGTAGAATACGTATTAGACAGAGTAAAAGAGGCTACTGTTTATGATAGAGGGTACAAAAATTTACTTAAAGTAGATCAGTATGATGAAATTCAAATAAAAGAAGGTGATTCTAATGTTTATAAAGCGCTACAAAGTTTAATTGAAAATAGAATATATGATGTTAAAATGACAGGTGATCCTACTGTAAACAAAGTTGTAGCCAGTGTTAGAAAATATGTATCTATAACTAACTTGTTTGGTAATTACCTTTCAGGTGGTTCTAACTTATTACAAGGTCTTTCTATGGTATTTATGGAAGGAGCAGGTGGAAGTTTTTATGGAAAAAGAAATGTAATAAGTGCTGCAGGAAAATACAGAAAAGACAGCATAAATATAGCTGCAGATGTTGGTAGAAGACAAGATCTATCTAAAACAAATCTTTTAGTAGAACTATTTAATGCAAACAGTGCTGATTCTATTTTAAATGAAGCGTTTTCAAAAAACAACGTGTTTAAAAGAGAACTTAGTATAGGGTCTGGATTAATTGCTAACTCTACAGCAGAACATTGGGCGCAATCTATTGGTATGTATGCTGTACTTGATAACATTAAAGTAAAAAACAAAGACGGTAAATACATTAACAAAAAAGGAGAAGTTGTAGAAGATAGGAAAGACGCAATGTCTTTAGATGAAGCTTATTCTGTTGGTTATCAAAACAAAAAAACTAAAAAGACTATAAGTAATGATACTTACAACGGATTAAGTGCAAAAGAGAAAAAGAATTATTTTGTAGGTGTACTACATTTAAATGAAAAAGTAGCTAGTACAGACAGAAGTGATGATTTAAATCTTTTTAAAATATCTAGTGTTATACGTAGAATAAACAGAGAATTGTTTGGTAACTATGACAGAGAAAATAAAAGTAAATTTGAAAGAACAGCAGTAGGTAGTTTAGTAACTCATATGAGGCAGTGGATGCTACCAGGGCTTTACAAAAGATTTAGAGGTCACAAAACTTTATGGATAAGAGATAAAGTAGAAAATAAAAAAAATATCCTTGATTTTATACCGCTTAGAACTATAAGAAACACTGAATTACGTGAACACATTGACTTGCACTATAACCATGAAACACAATCTTTTGAAGAAGGTATGTATGTTTCTACACTTAGATATATAAGCGGTAATCTTAAAAACTTATTAAAATTAAAACTTTCTATAGTAGCAGCAGATTGGAACAATCTGACTCTTATGGAAAAAAAGAATATACACAGAACAATATCAGAAGCTGCTTTAGTTGTGTCTTGTATAATAGCACAGATGATACTTAGTGGTTTAGCAGAAGATGATGATGATGATTTTGTAATACTTCTTCTTACTTTTTACGCTAGAAGACTACAAGCAGAATTACTTACTTATGTAGACCCTAGAGAGTGGCAACGTACATTTAGGTCTCCTGCCGTATCTTTAAACTTGTTAGAAGGGACTGTTGATGCTCTTATGCAAATAGTTTTTGATCCAACAGAAAGATATGAAAGAGGTAAACACAAGGATAAAAATAAAGCTGTAGTAAAACTTAAAAAAATTACACCTTGGAAAGCACTTTTCAGAGATCCAAAAGAAACACTTAAATGGTATCAAAATTAAGGGAAGTAAAAAAGGGGCAAAAGCCCCTTTCAATTACCAAATTTATTGAATGCATAAGACCATATTAAGCAGCAAATAGAAAAAAATAAGAAGCAAGCTAGCATGGTAAAGTTGTTTATTATACCATACGAAGAATGTATAAAAAAAGCAAATTATTAGCTGTAAATTTCAAATATTTTATTTGATACTTTTCTAATTTCTTTTACACCTTTACGGAAAGAGTCTTTAACTTTCCAACTAGTAACATCTTCAAGTTTGATATCAGTTATTAGTGTCCCTTTTCTAGCTTCTTTAAGGACTCTTTTTTGTACATCATCCTCTAATGTATCTATTGCTGCATCTAACCCTTCTAGTAAACCTTCTTGATAATCTTTTGAATTAAAAAAAGACATAGCTTCTTCTAATTCACTGTCTTCTATATCTTGATAAGCATGCTTATTATTTATCCTTATTTTATCTAAAGCTACAGAAGACACTACCATTCCCATCCAGCCTCTTGTAAACTTTTCTTCTTTATAGTACCTATGCATTTTAATAATACTTTCTTGAACTACATCTTCTGCATCTTGTGTATTAAGAGAATGTTTAAAAGCACAGTAGTACAAAAAACTCATGTCTTTCTTTATATGATCAACTAAAGACTTTTCCATTAATTATAGTTTTTCTAATCTCCGTTTTAAAATAGTTATAAAACTACGAAGGCTTCTTTTATTTATGTTACTCATTGGAGTTAAAGCTACTTCTTTATCTAATTTTTGTAACTCTTTTAAAACTTCATACTTCATTTCTCCTCTACCTTGACGGTGAGTAACGTCTTGTTCTTCAGTTACCATACAATTTCTTCTTCTTTTCCGTTCATATTCCGTAATATCTCATTTGTCTTAGAAAAGTGCTTACATCCTAAAAACCCTTTATGTGCAGAAAAAGGAGACGGATGTGTTGTCTCTAAAACATGGTTTTGTTTTGTATTAATGTATTTTTTAAATCCTTGTGCCTTTGCTCCCCACAACAAATATACTACACCGCTTTTCCACCTACTTAATTCTTTTAAAGTATGTGCAGTAAAATCTTCCCAGTGGTGCAAATGACTGCCTGGCCACCCTAACTTAACTGTTAAAGCTGTATTTAAAAGTAAAACACCTTGTTCAGCCCAACTAGTTAAATCATTTGTTACGCTTCTCTGTAAGTTAAAGCCTTCATACACGTCATCTTCTACTTCTTTTAATATGTTTCTTAGAGATGGTGGTGTAAGATCACTCTGTGTAGAGAAAGCTAATCCATGTGCCATACCTGTTGTGTGATAAGGATCTTGTCCAAGTATAACTACTCTTACTTTATTCCAAGGAGTATACTTAAACGCATTAAAAGTATCTGTATACTTAGGAAATATATGATACCCTTTCTTCTTTTCATTACTAATGAGAGCATAGTTGCTCTTCATTTTTGATGAAGACAAAGCTGGCCAGAGATGTTCTAGCCAGCCAATGTCCATCAATGGTTCAAAATTTTCTTTTTTTACCATCCAAGTCTTGATTTTATTATTTTATACCTATTAAAGAAAGTATCTTCTTCTTTATAAAATGGATCATGCAAATCCTGCTCTTCAGGAATTTTAATTCCTAACTCTTTTTCCATCTTTTCTCTTCTTTCAGGATCTCTATAAAGTATTTTACCTATAGGTCTGTCTGGACTAGAAAAATGAAAATCAAGTATACGTTCTTTTGCACTTTCTGTAATGTAAGAGTATTTTCCTTTTATAATTTTATCATAATCTTTTTCAAATTTTTCAGGAACCATAAATCTATACAATACATGATAATCATCAACATCTTCTGCATCTATAAAGTTTATATTATTTTTTAGCTTTTCTTCAAATTCTTCCATCTCTAAAGATGGTACAAATTTATACCATAAATAAATAAACCTACCTTCTTCACCGCCTTCTTTCCATATAAAAGAGTTTATAAAACTAGAATTCCATTCAAAAAAAGTACGAGTATAGCCTAACAAAGGAAACACAAACATAGAAGATTTGCTTAAAGTAGATGTATGCAAGTAATAACCTGATACATGAATACCTTCTAAGCTAACCATCTTAGTAATTTTCTGTATTTTATATTTATGTCTTTTAATAGAAACCGTTTCTCCTACTTTTACTAAAAATTCATCATCATAGTTTATTTCTACAAGGTTTCCTTTGTCGTCATAAACTTCTCCTCCTTTATAAATTGGAAGAAGGTGTAACTGTCTAGATGAATATACTTTAACAGTTACTACTTTTCCCACTTTATCACATTTTATAGTACTAGTCATAATTTTTATAAAAAATTCTACCTCAATAACTTAATCTGGGGCTTTTCTAGCACCAAATCAGTTTCTCTCTTCACGTCTTCTGGAGTACGTAGCATATATACTAATTTAAAAGTCTCAGCAAACCTGCTTATACCTTCAGATATTCCAAATGCTTTAACGTACTCCCCCAGTACTAGTGCACTATAAGTTTTATCACAACCACTTAGAGGTGATTCTTTATTCTCAAGAATCTTAAGTGCTGTCTTTTCTCCTACTCCAGGTAATCCTGGTATAGAATCTGTAGAATCTCCCATTAAGACTTGCTGCCATAAGAATTTTTCAGCGTCTTTTTCAGAAGTAGTAACCCAGCAACCTCTAGTTTTTGTTGTCCATCTATAATTATAATGCTTTCCTGGTATTTGTTTCAAAACATCTTTATCAGGAGAACAAATAATTGTCTCCTCTTCTAATTGATTATTCCAATAACAGACTAAATCATCTGCTTCTAGTTGTGGTACTATCTCAAACTTAAGTGTGTTTTGTAAATAATCCCTTAATTGTAAAAGAAGTTTTGGTTTTTCTCTTGGTCTTGACTCTTTATAGCCTTTTGATTTTGCTACTTTATATCTAAAACAACTACCTTTAGTCAAAAATCCAAGATATCTATCAGCACTGTTTTGCTCACACATGTATAAGAGTCTTTTATTTATACTTTCTATAGCCTTCTCTTCTGATTGTTCTTTAAAAGCTTCATAGTACATCAAAGAATCTCCATCTATTAACAATGTTTTGCTCATAATTTTAATTTAATTGTTTTTTTATCGCCTTTTATTTTAAAACCGTCTCCATTTCTGCTTTTTTTCATCCCATTTAAAACAGCGCTGCCTATAAAATTATACCACTGTCTTCTTTCTACCATATTTTTAAAAGTTGGTAACTTATATGACTTAAAAATGTCTGCATTTAAATTAGAAGATTCTTCTATTTTAATGCCTCTACTTTCTGCAAAAAGTTTAACTTCTTTACGGTATCTTGGACGTATGTTTTTATGTGGGCCTCTAGGTACATCTAATGTATCATTAACCCATAATTCTAAACTGTCTGGATGAGGCTCTTCTCCTAAGAGCATACATAATCTAATATAAGGAATCATTTCTACTTTTACCATATAAGAAAAAAGAACTTCTATATTATTAGAATTAAATTTTGCTGTAAATCCAAGGTTAGTTAAATAATCTGCATTTCTTAAAGAATGTGCAGCGCTTGTAAAAAGATTTGATCCATAATAACCACGTCCTAATCCATTAACACTATTAAAAACATTAGAATAAGAAGCCCTTCCATACATTGGGTATATATTACCAAGAGACAAAGAAGATGAATTGCAGAGTAATTTTTCCTTTACTTCTTTTAAATTCTCCTTATGTATTTCTATCTCTTTGTCAATTAACTCTAAATTAAATTCTTTAGAAGAATACTCACCCCTTAATACATACCAATCATGTGAACCAATATTATTATCAAGAAATCTATTTATTATACTGTTTTTTATCTGACCGTCTTGTTTTTTATAGTATTTAATTTTAACTAAATAGTTTTTTGTAATTTCAGTAAAATCATTATACCCAATAAATCTACTAGAATGCATCACACTGTAATCACGTGCAGGTTTAAAAAACCCCAATGAATACAAAGGTACATAATCAGATGTTTTTATAGTTAAATGCCTTAAATATGAGGTTCTATCTAAGTTAAAAGTAAATAAATTTGAGAACTTGCCTGAATCATCTACTAATTGCTCAGGTCTTTTATCACTAAAATCAATATTCATTGTAATTCCAAATTAAGCATTAGTAAATGTGTTTCAAAGCTGGTAAAAAACGGAACTTCTCTAATATTCATTTCTGTTTTTATATTAGATAAATAGTTTGTAAATATACCTACCATCATGCTTGAAATCATAGCTGCAGTATGTGAAGTTGCTTTTGCAGAACACGGTTGCTCTTCAACTTCACTATCATCAAATAACGTTTCTCTGTACTTATCTTCACTTCCAGGAAGTACTGCATAAATCTGAAAAGACTCTGCAAGCATTCTACCGTCAATGAAAATACCATTACCGTCATGGCTATTTGCCCATATATCAAACATAATCTTTCTTGATTTCATATTATCAAAGCAAGAAAATGTTATAGGACAAAACTCTGATTCTTCAGTGTACTTGCTAAAAGTCTCTATATCACTGTTACCAGTAAAATTATAGATATTTAGATGTGCAGCTTCTACTTTAGTCATACCAATCTGAGAAGGTTGGTACAGCTGTCCTCCCATATTTGTCTCATCAATTTCATCATTATCAAACAAATAAAGATGACAACCCATTCTACCTAGTAAAAAAGATAGCCAAGAACCTATACCTCCCACGCCACCAACAAGTGCGTGAGGAGGATTATTAGAATCATACCACATTAAATCTGAAAACCTAGCATGTCTAGGATTCAGATTTATTTCATTTTCATTTGTATTTACGCCTTCAATAGAAACCATTTGATTTGTATCTTCCATTTTTTTTTATTTTTTATTCTTGTTCTAAAATAAGATCTAGCCTTAGTGTGTCAATTGTAGTTTCAACTAAAGCTGATGTGTAATTATGTTTTTCTTCAAATTTCTCTAAAACTTCAGCTACTTTTTCAACAACAAGTTTTTTAGATACTGTAGAAGGTGTAGTTTTAAAATGCTCTAAATACAACGCATCAAAATTATCCACTATAGTTTCCATATAGTAATCCATAGCACCGTATTCCTCACTTAAAAAAGCTTGGTCTAAAACATTTAAAGTATTTTCTAAACTACCTAAAGGTTCAGTAGATTGAGCAAGAAGCTTTAAAGAAAACATAGTTATACTTTCTTCAGAAACATCTACAAAAACACGTGACAAGTCATCAGAATCAGGAGCAAGGCTTTCATTAAGTACATCAAACAAAGTAGCTTGTTCAGTAGGCTTACCGTAATAACCAGTCCAATCAGTGTTACCTGTCAAAGGCTTTTGTTTAACAAACTTATCTTGTTCTGTTTTAAGTTCCTTAACTCTTTTTATAAACTCATCTTCTAAAGTAGTTTCAGGCTCTATCTTTAAATTAATCAAAGACATAATTTCTTTTTCACCATTTAATGATACTTTTTCTTCAACTGTACCATTAGTACCTTTGTAAGAATACACTGCAGAACCTTTTGTTTTCATTGTTTTAATCTGTGCAATCTTAGCTTTCCAATTAGTGTAGTCTTGAAAATTAACAATCAAAGACAGATAGTAGTTGTGATTAGGAGCATTTTCATGCAACTCTGACATATCTGTACCTGAAAAGAAGCAATCCATACCATGATGTGTATGTATATGACCTATTTTTAAATCATCATCTAGCATTACTCTTTCAAGTAAGTTTTTAAACACATACTCATCTGCTGCTTCTATTTCATATTCAGTGTATCCTGATGTACCTACATCCATAGGAAGAATTTCTACAGCTTCTACTACAAACTTTTTATAGTTTTCAATAGAGCCTTGTATAGTTCTATAAACAAGTACACCACTCCATTCTACTTTTCCAACTACTTTATGTAAGTAGTCTACTTGGTCTAATAAATTCTGACTTAATATGATAGTAGAATTTTCTGGTAAAGTATGCTCTTCATACTTTTTTAAAATTTTTTTATTCTGCATAAAGCAATGAATTAAATGTTTTAATATTATTATTAATACAAGAAGATATATAAGACAACAACTTGTTTGAAGGATACTTAATAGGGTTTTTTATTGTAGATTTAGGATAAGGTGTTATTTTAAAAAATACTGATTCACCCCTAAAATCAAACATCAATCCTTCTAATTCTTTAATTTGTTCTTCAGTTTTAGTTATTACATTTTCAGTAAAAGGAACTAATCTGTTATTTTCAAGCCTTTCATAAGGGTAATCAGTTAGTTTACCTAGCACTTTTAAATGCTCTTCGTTGTTTTCATCATACACAAGTGCGTTTTCTCCATCTTTAACACAAGATTTAAGAGGAAAAGAATCAAGTTTATCAACATAGTGAAAAAATGTACTTTTACAACTATTGTTATTTTCTGAACTAAATCTAGGCCCTGATCCCATTCTTATACTATCCATTCTAATGTAAGGACCGCCTCCTAAGCTTTCATGCGTAACATACGTAGACAACTGATATAAAAACAATTCAAACTTTAGTATATCAAAATTGTAATTTAAATCAGCTAAAGCTGCAGATGTTTCAGTACCTCCACCTAAACAAAAATAACTAACATTTACATTAGCTGTATATGGTTTTTCTACACTGCTAGATGAAGTACGTCTAGGAAGATGAGAATGTATATAATTACTATTAAACTCTTCTTCTCTTAAAGTTGATCTAGTACCACACATTCTACTATCAAACATAATAATAGCTTCACTTTCAGGTGCTGAACCTTTATAAATACACATGCTCATAAACACAAATAAATCTTTAATTACATTACTATGTCCTCTAGTGTTAGTAATAGTTATTTCAGGAAATCTAATTGCAATTATTGTATGATTAGTGTGATATTCATCATCAGTTATAACCTTGTTTAAAAACGGATTTTGTTTTATATACTCTTGGTTTCTGTATATGTGCCAATTGTCTGGATATATAGCGTTTAACAATGTTGCCATTTCAGTAACGCGTTTATTCAAAAAAGCTATAACATCTGTGTCTTTTGGCTCTTCTTTTACTACTGGTTGTATTGGTGCAATTTCCATTGTATTGGTATCATTAAGTTCAATAACTTCAACTTCTTGCTGTGCTTGAATTTCTCTTTGTTCTTCTTCTGATTGCAGCTGTTGTAATAATGCTTCTGCTTCTGCAAATTCATCTTCTGCTTCTCCCATAAATTTAAAATTAAAGAGAGGACATGTAGCCCTCTCTTATTATTGATTTAATTAATATCTGCACGAAGTTCTTTTCCTATTTCTTCTAGTTTTTCTAAGCGCTCATTAAAATAAGTATCATACTTTTTTTGTAAATGTTTGTAGTGCTCTTCTACAGAAGAAAAAGGATGTGTAACAGTAACTTTGTTCTTTTTCTTAGCCATTATCTACCTGACTTAACTTTTACAGGGAATAAGAATAAAGTGAAATCACCTTCAGGTAAAATTGCATCTGCATTAGATAAATCATTTCTAGTTTCTCTAACAGTAACTTTCATTTCACCTGTCATATATTCAGAGATTTGACCTTTTAATTCTCCCCAAGTAGTTGCACTTGATAAAACTTCATTCTTTCCACCTGTTGCGGTAGATACTACAGTAACTTTTCTCATTGTAATAAAATTTAAAATTAAATAATTATGGTAATAATGCATCTCCAAGATCAAGAATGCGGGTGTATTCTTCCATAAATACAGAATAAGCATCCTTCACTTCTTCATACTTGTGATGGCTTTTTGTATTAATTAGATTTTTAGTTTCATCTAATTTTGTTTCTAACAATAACCTTATCTCGTTTATAGGCTTGTCAGTATTAATTTCTAAAACACGTAATTGTTTTTCAACATTGTCACTAAACATTTTTAAAAGACTTTAATATATACTCCAGGACATCCTTTATCATAGTGTCCCATTTTACCTTTTATTTTAAAAGGCTTTGGATACATTATAGTGATGTTATCATCTTCTAACCACTCATAACGTACCATTAAGTCTTGTATAGTTTGAACAGGATTAACCCAATCATATTTATGTCTAGTTCCCCTCACAAAATAAAATCCTATTTGATATGGTACGGTCTTACCATCAATCAATTTTAGGAATGTTTCTTTGTTTTCTTCCCACTGCTCCTTAGTAGCTTTTTCATAGCGCAAGGTGGTCTTTGATTTTATAAGCATACGACCTGTCCATTGCTTGCTATTTTTACTACTTGGAACATTTCCACTTATAAATATCATTATGCTTTCTTTTCTAATAATGCATCCATTACAGAACGCATTTTTGTACCAAACTCTCTATCATTTGGAATAGTTTTTTTCAAGTGTAAAAATAATGCTATTATTTTTTCTGCTGGTGATATTTCTTTTTGTTTTTCGTTCATTTTTCTTCTGTTTTTATAACATTTAAAAGTTTCTCGTAACCGTATTTTTCAACAAAGTCACTTGGGTCTTTTATGCTTTCAGATAAATGTTTAAAAGGTATACATATTTCACTTGCTCCATATATTTTTGAATGCTTATTTGAAGCAACTATACCTGGATTATCATTATCATAGAAAATAACTAGCTTTTTAAATCTTATTTTCAGCATAGTGATAATATCTTCTGGTATGATAGTAGTTTCTGCACTTGGTGCAACGGCACTTAATCCAAGTTTACGTAAAACTATGATGTCTTTTAAGCTTGAAGTTATGTATAGAGTGTCTCCTGTTTCTGGTAATTGAGTAACTCCTTGTACGTCTTCTCTATTTATATTTGAAAACCATTTACTTTCTCTAGGCTGCAAAGGTTGATATATTTTCCATCTTGCAATACCTTGTCTATTTCCTAAATAATAACCGTAACTGTTCTTTTTACAACTATACATTATTTCATTTATCCAAAAGAATTTTATTGGATATACTTTGTAAAAATTAAGTTGTTTTGAAGTAAAGTCATATTTATTTTTCCAAAAAGATTTGTCTTCTTCTCCCCACTGTCTTACCTGTACTTTTATAACAGACGTTTCCTTTATGTATTTTTTAAGATTAATTGATTTATCTGGTACTCCAAAGAACTGCATTGTAGGAGTTCCTTCTAAAGTTTTTGCACATAAATCTAAATTAAAATCTCTATTAATATAGGCTAAAGCTGTAAAAAAATCTACATTATATTTTGCCTTAATATACCCAATATCATCATAAGAATCACCCGTTGCAAAGTCTTTATAGAAAAGTTTATTACTATAAGCATATATACAGCATGTTGGATATTTATCATCTCTTAATTCACTGCAAAATCTTACGTTTATATCTTTAAAAGTTGAACAATAGTAAGAAAACAAATCAAAGCTATTAACTCTATTTCTAACGTTTTCTATTGTAAGCTCTCTTTTTCCATACATATAAAGACAAAAATGCAGGAGAACTATAGTGTTCCCCTGCTAATTCTAAAAAATTAAATAGACATGCTTAAAACACATCTGTACCAACAGTACTAGAAGCTACATCTTCTTCAGCAGTTGGTTCTTCTTTAACATACTTATCATACTTAGGATTAGTAGTTAAACTGTTTTCATTTTCTGGTAATGCAATCCAGTTTGGAAAAGTAGGAATGGTAACATATCCTTTCTTGTATACAAACTTAATAGTGAACATTTTACCAGCTGCTTTAGGAACTAATAACTTAGATAATCTGTCAATAAAACTAACAAAGTCTGTAGGTGCTCCTCCTTTTTCAATACCAGCATAGTACTCTTCTTCAGTCATAAGCTTAGTAGCTAAATGCTTGATATTTTTATTAAGGCTATCAAACTGCCAATCTTCTGTTGCTTCAAAGATAGTCCAACGTACTGTTGAACCATTAGCTTGTTTAAACACTACATTTGCTCTAGTTTCAACAATGTTTCCATCCTTGTCTTCAGCTAATGCAATTCCTTCTAAAGTGTTGCCTTGAACTCTTTCTCCTGCTATTGGAGTTGCGTACTGGCTATTCTCTTGAATAGCTTCTCCTTTACTGTCTAATCTACTTCCGTACATGTTTACTTGGGTTTTAAAAATAAAAAATTAATAATAATGAAGCAACTAGTGTTGCTCTGTTGAATTCTCTCCAGTTAAATAAATATCAGTTGTGTTTGTATTTGTTGGCAACTGAGTAGTTTGTGCAGGACGTGCACCATAAGAAGGTGTAGCTGCTTGCTGTGCTGCTTGTGCTGCTTCTAATTCTGCAGTAAGATCATCAATTAATGTAAAAGCTCTTGGTGGCTTTGTCTTCTTGTTCATTAATAAAGGATGCTTAAACATCTCTCTTACATCTGCTTTAGATAATTCATAAATCTCTTCAATAGATCTAAGTTCTGGGTTATAGTTCTTACTGTCTGTGGTTCTTGTTACACCATTCTCTAAGTGCTGTAGCACTGCTTTAATAGAAATCTCTACCATTTTTAAAAGTTTAATTAATCAACATAAATTTTATCCCAAGCAACGTTCTTGAGATCATTATTCTTCTCATCATATTCAGCCATAACTATTTCTTTGCCTTTTAGATGAGAAGGTCTTGCACCACAATTAATAACATCAGAACTTTGGAAATTTAACAACAGCTCATTGTTGTCTCCTCTGTGTAAATATCCAATAGCATCTGCGTCAGAGCATGTGATTTGTTTAAGCTTACCAGTTAAGTCAATATCTTTAGCTTGTACCTCTTTACCTTTTTTCTCAATAAATTTATCCTTAATGTGACCAACAAGAATAACATGATCAGCTAAATGTTTAATTTTACCTAACCACAACTGAAAAGCTTTACGTAACCATAAATAACCTGCACCATTAGCTAGTTCTAAGACAGAATCTCCGTCAAAGTTCTTACCCATTGGTGACTTTTTGTACATAGCTTTAGCAACTGGCAAACACATCTCTTCTAATCTTGTTAATGTGTCAATTGCAACATACTTGTACGGCTTACCTGCTTTGACAATTTCTGTCCCAACAGCTTGTAATTCTTCTAAACTATTAACATTGATTTTAAGCGCATCTAAATACTTTGCACCATCTTCAAGGTCAATAATTAAACAATTGTCTAACTTAGCTAACAATGTAGTCTTACCTGTTTTAGGAGGACTGTACATTAGCATAAGTTTAGGATTACTAGTACTACTCTTTACTAACTTAGTAGGTAATTTAATTTCAATCATACTTATTTAAATTTAAATTTAACGCTCCATACTTGAAGCTTTCATATAATGCTCATCTGTAATTTCAGATGCTCTTGGTAATTCTCTAAATGTACCTGCAGGACCAATAAAATTAAGTCCTATATTAACATTAGGTTCACCATCACGGTTGGCTAATATTTCTAGATTTCTATATGTATTTCCTAGTCTTCTAATATCATAATTCTGAAATCTATCTAAATTATACCTAGAAGGATCAAATAAAGCCATAATAACGTTAGCGTCCCTAGTAGTGTACTTACTGTCACCAAAATCTTTAATTGCTGGTGTAAGTCTACCTGATTTATGACGCTCGTCATTCTCACTATCAAATGCTAGCTGCTGAATAACTACAGGTATTGCACCATAATTATTCCTAAGCTGTACAAAATACTGAGACATTTTATCAATGTTCTGCTTTGTACCAAATCCTCGTTCTGCTTTCATTAAAGCAATATGGTCAATAAATATAATCCAGTACCTGTTAGGGTCATTAGGAGTATACTTCTTAAACCTTGTAATCTCTTTACCTTCAGCGTCCTTACCTATTACTTGGTACTCTACTTTACCTAAAGCATTAGCTTTTCTGTACAGATACTTGTTTATACCAGTTGGATTGTCTGGCATGTCATGGATAGTAACAACATCTTCCATTTCTTCAAAGTAATCTCTATAACCTTTTACAAGGTTGTAAAGCTCATCTGAACAATGGTTGTTACCTCTAGATAATATTTGATTTACATCAGCTATTATACCATGATCCCACCACAGTTTTCTACCTACACCTTTAACTATCTTTACTTTCTTTTCTATCTCATATGAAAAGTAATCAATGTCTAATGTAATAGGTGAATCTGGGTTAGCTTTAAGATAATCATATGGATTGTACAAGAAACAATCATCAGCTAAAGTAGTCTTACCTACCTTAGTACCTGCACCTATTAAATAATAAGTACTTTGTTGAATATTAGGTAGATATTCTACTAAACGTTTAAAACCCATAGGTAATCCTACGTTTAAACCTTCTCTACCTCTATCAACTTCATTAATAACCTCATCAAATACACTCTTCATATATTAAGTTTTAAATTTCTTTATGAAAAGCACCATAAGTATCTTCCCTAGTAGTGTCTTCTGCAATTTGCTCACACCATGCTTCTAATGGTGAATCATTGTTCTTCTGAATAAAGTAATTTGCTAATGACATGTATTTGTAACTATGATTTTTGCGTTCTGTAACATAAGCTAATGTTGCTGCAAATATTTCATCTTTACTGTAATTAGTTCTAGCTAAAAACTCTTTCATTTTTTTAACGCAATCAGTTTTAGAACCTTTGACTAATTTACCGCCACTCTTTATTCCTGAAGGCCACAGACTGCGCCATTCCTCTATCCAACTTTCTACTTCAGAGGTTTCTATTACAGAGTTAAATAGCCTGGAAAGCTTTGGTCTTTTAGCAAAGCCTCCTTCAACTATTTTAATAAAACCTTTGTCTTGAAGTACCTTTAAAGATACGGAATTATTTACAATTTCAGGCACTGGTCTCTTCAAAATCCTTAACAAAAGAAACACATATTCATTAGGAGTTATATCATATGTACTTATCCTTTTAATGTCTATTTCTATCTTCATAATACTGACTATTGTAGTGATAATTATGCTCTACTTTTCTAGATTCTAATTCCCAATCTTCAAAATTACAACTACTATAACAGTAGTCTTCTAAAATTTTAACAGTACAACAGACATCAAATTCCTCTGATATCTGTTGCGCCATTACTTCATACTCTTGTTTTCTAAAGTCCGCATTTTTAATCTCCATTAAATGGAACATGATTTGTAGCTTTTCTCTAGTTAACTTAACAATTTTCTGCACTGACATTTATTTCATTTATAGAATTAATATTTACAACTTTAAATCCTTTCTGTGCATTAGATATCCAGTTTTCTTCAACGGTATCTTTAACATACAACCTAATTATACTTGCGTGTTTACCCTCTACATCTAAACGTAAACATCTACCAACTCTCTGGATCATTTGCTTAGGCTTAGAACTACCTGATGCTATAACAGCAAACTCAAGTCTTGGTAGTGTAACACCCTCATCTAATGTTTTAGCTGAAGATATACGCTTAACTTTTGTTCTACCATCAGCAAACCTTTTAAGATTCAAAAGTCTGTTTTTGGCAGTTATACCAGAATGATGTGATACACAAGTCTCTCCAATAGTATCTTGAACAAGGTCAGCATAATTTTTAGTTTGACTAAATACTATACCGTAATTACCGTTAAAATACTTTGAAATTTCCTCTACTATATCTAATTTATTAGCTGCTTTGTAAAGGATGTCTTTACGTTCACCTATCTTCTTCCATGCTTGTCTACCAAATCTTTCCCAAGTATAAGTTATAGCATTTGAAAGAGATTTATATTGCATGTTTTCTTCTTCAGTTAAAGCTATTGGTAAATTATACACAGTAAATTCACTAATTAGTTCTAATTCTAATGCGTCATACACTGTCAAAGCATAGCATATTGGTGCTACTTCATTTAAGCTTGACATAATAGAATTATCAATACTAGCTGAAAGACCTAAAATCTTGTCAAATACATTATTCTTAAACACTTTGTAGTTAACTTCACCGTTAATATAGTTATGGATTTCATCAAATACTGCTATGTTATAGCAGCAACCAACAAATTCCCTAGCAGTATTTATACAGTAAACTTCTACACACTCTTTTAATACACGGGACTCACCCCATTTTTTAAACTCCTTACGCCATTCTTCTTGAATAGCAGTTGTAGGAGTAACTATCAAAGCTTTAAACTTGTAATCAGCTTTTTTGGCGTAATAAGATATAGCTAACACGCCAACTCTTGTCTTACCAAAAGCTGTTGCAGCTTCAATAGTACCTTCACATCCAGCAAGAACCCAAGCATTAAGGGCTTCCCTCTGGACTTTGTCCTTGTTTTTCTGAACGCTCATAATTTTGATTTTGTTTAAAATTGTAAATCACCATACAAAGTGCCATACATTGCTCTTTGTTTAAGAATAACCCACTTTGACTGTGGAAAGTACCTCTTAATAGGCGGTATATTGCATCTCTAGTCATTTTTTTTCTGTTTGAGTGCATATTTTCTACACTATCCATAAATTCGTCAAATTCTTTACTCATCCTTGTTTTGATTTACAAGTTTATCCCAGTCATAGACATTTGCAGCGTCTATTTTTCTGAGATTCATATAAGATTTAATTCTTTTTAGACCACCGTCTGTTAATATTTTCTTTGTTGAAATGTCTATTAACATCAATCTTCTGTTTTGACCATATCCATACCCTCCAGAATCAAATGTTTCCACTAAATGATAGTCACATTTTTCATATTCTGAAGATTTTTCATGCTTTTCATAAAGCTCAGCAGCTTTTAAATGAAGTTGTTTTAAATTCTCCATAATAATATTTAGTTTTTATTTACTCCAATGTGTTGATATACTACAATCAACTACTATTGGAATGTCTTTAATTACTTCTTCTGCAGCTTCTATCATAATTTGATCAAGTCTGTTTTTCCACTTTTTTGCACTGGCATAATCACATTCTGTTTGTATTTCATCATAAACAGACAATAATATATTGACAGGCCACTTCTCTGCTTTAATTACGTCACTAACTCTACATAAAGCAAGTTTAATCACATCACCGTTAGTACCTTGAATAGGCATATTTTTACTAGCACGTTCTACACTACCTAAATAAGCAAAATCATAGAAGCCTTGGTTAGAACCTACTTGGTCTACATATTCTTCTAGTTTCTTAAATCTTCTCATGCGTCTATAAGGTAAAGATGTTCTTATATATCCTCTAGCTTTACCTAAATTTCCTAGCATGTCTAAAAATTTCTTTACTTCAGGTACTACATTAAAAAACTTTTTAATGATTTCATCAGCCTTACCAACAGGAATACCCATTGTATCTGCTAGCTTAAACTTTGACATACCATAAGCTAAACCAAAATTGATTGTCTTCTGTACATCTCTGTATGACTTTTCAGGTTTCTCTGGAAAAGGTTTTTTAACATCTGTTATAGATATACCAAATGTTGCAGCACATAATACAGAATGCAAATCTTGCCCAGTTTTAAAAGCATTAACCCACAACGGATCTTTACTTAATGCTGCAATAATTCTTAATTCCATACCACTGTAATCACCACCAACTATAACTTTACCTGGAGAAGGTATAAATGCAGAACGAATTTTACCACCTAACTCACCTCTTGCAGGTATTTGATTAACGTTTGGTTCAGACACAGATATCCTACCTGTTGACAATATTTGCCAATAGTTAGGGTGTATCTTGTTAGTTTTAGGATTAACAAATTTGAGAAAATCTCTACCAAATGAGCTTGCAAGCTTAGCTTGCTTACTATACTCAATAAGTAATCCTATAATAGGATGTTTTCTTTTGTTCTTTTGTAACGTCCTATCTGATACATCATCTACTTTTATATCTAAGTCTTTTATAATCTCTAGTTTTTGTTTAGGACTACTCCAGTTAACAGTGTGATGACGTTCTTCTATACCAAATAAATTACCTTGTATGCATTTAGGTTTATACTTAACAAGTTTAATGTCTTCATCTATAATAGCGTCTAATTGCGTTACTAAAGTTTCTACGTTATTTTCTGCCTGTATAGCAACTTCTAACCATTTTTCTTGGTTAATAAGCACACCTGTATACTCCATTCTAGCAAATGTTTTAACAACTTCATTCTCAAGATTAAGTACATTCTCAAGCTGTAACTCTTTGATTTGTTTCATCTGTGCTTCTTTGATTGGCGTTAGATACCTAACATCATCAGCAGCATAAATAATAACTCTATCAGATAATCCTTCTTTGTGTATACTACCTCTGACACTCTTGTCCAGGTCTACACCAAGGTATTTCATAGCAAGAGTCTTTAAACCAACTGACCTATCTTCATGTCCTGCAGTAAGTAAACACTCAGCAAGCATAGTGTCATACACATTACTGACTTCTATACCGTGCTTAAACAAGAACTTTAAATCAAACTTGGCATTCTGCAATAAAAACAGCTTATTCTTATCCTCTAACAGAGGTTTAAA